CAAAGCATGAAATAGGCATTCCTCTTTCTGTTCCTAGATTAGAAAATACCGGAGACGCTAGACATAGCCAATTTTTAACCATAGCTTCATAGAAGTACGGCTGTAAATCTTTTCTTTTTAATCTCCTAGCTGATGCTTTACTTACTCTTGTAAATGCCTTAAACATATCTTCCTCAGGAAGTAAGTACCCTTTTGATACTATATTTATTGCAATTTCATCTGCCCATTCCGGATAATTCTTTCCTTTTACCCACTTACTTGTGTCTACTTGTAAACTCATTTTATATTTGTTTTGTTATTTTCTATAAATCGCTCCAATCTGATATAGATTTGGAATACGAAGTCACGCGGTTTGCAAAGAAATCCTGTTGAGTTTTTCCTGATGTTAGATGACTAAACCATTCCATTTGTTTGAGCTGGTTTGGATCTATATCATTGTAGGCTGCATGATATCCCAATTCGATCATTTTTTCATTAGCTCTAGCTTTTATAAAATTCTTTAACTGCTCTTGATTTAACCCCTCAACTTCTCCCATTTCAAATGCTTTATCAATAAAATTAAATTCTAATTGTACTGAAAGATGACAAGCTTCTATTATTGTATTTCTTAACTCGTCTGTATTTAATTCTGGGTTTTCGTTTAATAAAGTTCTGAATAACCAGCATCCTGCTTTGGAGTGTAGTGACTCATCTCTCACACTCCATTCAACGATTTGACCTGTACCTTTCATTAAATTTCTTAATTGAAAAGACATTAAAATTGCAAATGAAGAAAATAAGTTCACTCCTTCTGTAAATGCTGAAAATATAGCTAAAGACTGTGCTTTCTCTTTTAGGGTTTCATTTGGTGTATTTAGTAATCTTTCAATTTTAGCTGCAGATACTTCATCCTCTAGAAATGCTGCAAAGTCTTCTAAACCCAACTCTTCATTTAAACGGGCATAAGCATGAGCGTGAATTGCTTCAAAGGAACCAAAAGTAGAAGTCATTGCTACTATTTCCGGTTTTGGGAACCATTTCGAAACATTTGAAGACCAGTAGTCATTTACGTGTACTTCGGTCTGTGCAAAGGATTTCAAAATGTTTCCTATTAAATTTTTTTCAGATTCTGTGAGTTTTTGCTTCCAGTCATTTAAGTCAGATGCTAATGGTACTTCATCTGCCAGCCAGTGGGCTCTTTGTTGATCTAAGTAGAAGTCAAATGCTTCTTGGTATTCAAATGGTTTATAAAAATGTCTTGGTTGTGTTAGCATAAATCTATTTGTTTATTCTGTTTTTACTGTAGAGATAAATAGCAGTCTACTTTTATTTTGCTTAATTGTTTTTTCTTTTACTTGTTATTTTGTCTCCTCTAATGCAAAGAATTTATTGGCTAACTCTTTAAAATTTCCCGTAGATTTATTCTCTAGTTCAATTAAAGACATGCTTCCAAGTATCTCAATATGTCCATTATTTGTATCTACTTTTGCATCCCAGGTCATACCATCCATTCCGTATCTGTTCTTCATAACGTGAATACGTCCTGTTCCTAATACCTTATCTTCTTTCATTCTCGATAAAGATAAACATACATCGGCAACCATCATCTTGTCGTAAGAACCTGCTGCTTTATCTCCTTCGATAACTGAATCCTTAGCTCCCATTCTATTAACTTGAGAGGGTGTTAGTATAGGTATTTGTAATTCCTTAGCCAATCCCTTCGTTGCAATAAATACATCATCAATTTCATCTTTCCTTTCTGTAAAACGAGTCCTAGAAGGTGGTTTTAGATAGTCGACATAGTCAATTACAATCATATCTGGTTTATGATCCATATCAATACATTTCTGTATATGTGATTTAATTGTATTGATTGAAGCTCCTTTTGGCGGATATTCTTTTACAATTAATTTTCCTTTTAATTTACCTACAATTTTCTCTACCTCTCCTCTATGCTTATTTACTTCTTCAATTCCATGTCCTGTAAAGTAACAGTCAAATCGTTTACCTACATAATCTTCTCCAAGCTCTAAAGTATAGTAATTTACATTGTATCCCATCATTACTGCATGTGCTGCTGCTGCAACCATCGTCCAAGATTTACCTCCTCCAGGATTACCAAACATAATAACTAAATCTCCAGGTCCAAATCCTCCTCCAATGGTTTCATTCATAATCGGCCAAGGTGTTGGAATAGTAGGCCTGTAGTTCTCTCTATAACGACTCTCTACATCCTTATTATATTCATGCCCCATATTCTTATCCATACCAGCTCTCATAGCTCTTTCAATCAATCCTCTTATTCCATCAAAGTCTCCTTGATTCAATAAGTCTGCTGAGTTTAGTAATGCTGCTTTAAGTTCTTGGTTTTTCGCAAAGGTAGTAAATTCTTCTACAACGTATGCTAAATCCTCTTGAGTTGCTTCATAACAATTTCTCAATTCTGATTTAACTGCTACTTGTAAAATATCATTCTCTACTTTCTGTAATTCGATTTTTAATGCCTCTAAAGAAATTGTAGTATGATACTTATCATAATACTTGATAGTAGTTTCTAGAATCCATTTGTGAGCATCTGAATCAAAATAATCTGGTCTTAACAAATCTCTTGTGTTAAGTAGAAATTTCTTGTCTGTTAATAATGCTCCCAATACTTTTAATTGGAATCCTTTTCCGTAGGAAGATAATTTTGCTAATGATGTCATGTAACTTATTTTATTATAACTTATTTTTTATATGTTGAAAGCGGTCTGAATAATTCAAGCCATCCTTCAACGTTTTTGTTTAGAGCTTCGATTTGATCTGCCTCTAACATGTTTAAAAAAGTAACTACTTGTAATGCCGGTGTTGGCTCTTTTATCTTATCTAATATATGAACTATTTCGTAATCTCCCAACCTCGGCTGTAAAAGATTCATTAATTCCCAATTAGTTTTTACTTTTTCCCAATCATATAATATTTGTGCGAATATTTTCTTAGTCTGTAATTTTTCTGTACAAATTTTATGAATATCATTTAATTCAAATGAAGGATCATTTACTATGCCTGGAAATTCTTTTAGAAGTGTTTTAGGTCCTAGTCCTTTTATACCGGTAAGGTTATCTGAATTATCTCCTAATAGAGATTTCATAATTAAATAATTCTCAGAAATCATACCTAATTCTTCCAGTACCTCTTTTTTTCCATAGGTTTTTTTCTTGATAGGGGAATATACTTCTATATTTTCATCCACTATCTGTAAAAAATCCTTATCAGAAGAAACAATTGTTACTTTCTTACCATTAGCTCCAAATTTCTGAGCTAGGTAGGATATGGTATCATCTGCTTCTACTTTATCGATAGAAATCAAAGTAATAGGAAGACATTGTAAATACTCCACTAACCTATGCATTTGCATGGTCATTGATGCGTACTCATCATCTTTATCATCGAACAATTCCCAATTGGTAATCCTCTTAATATTTCTATTTGCTTTGTATTCAGAATCAATATTCTTTCTACTTGAAGAAGAAGCTTGTCCATCAAACACACAAATGATTCTTGTAGGGTCAATTGTCCTCATCAAGAACCCTAACGATCTCAAGAAACCCACTAATCCTCCCGTATGGTGTCCCTTTGGGTTCATTGACTGTAGCATAGCAAATGATCGTATGAAGGTATTCATGCTATCGATCACAAGTACGTGATCGTTTAACTTCCGATCAGGCTTCTTTTTTAATCCGTTTAGGATTTCACTATAACTCTTTTCCATAACTTTCTATTTCTTACAATTTTGAAAATGCCAACGTTTCATTACATTGACTCCTCCTACTTTTTTACAATGCGGACATTCAATTTCTTTCTGCTTCTTTCCGTACATTGGATTTTTATCTCCCTGCTTATTCTCAGACCACTTCTTGTACGTTTCTTCTGAGTAGCATCCTGTTTTTCCTTTACTCCAGGAGGACTTTCCCTTTAGTGATTCAGTTAAGTTCTTCTGGTGTTCTTCTGTCCGTATGTGCCCTTTCCACCAACTCTCTTTTCCTTTTTTAGCTTTTCCAATATTGTTACAATGTTCTTGAGAGCGTTCTCTTCCTGTTAGCTTTTCTGAGATTACTTTTTTAACTTCTTCTGATATGTGTCCTGACTTATCGTTTGAGTTTGTTAAGCTGAGGTTCAATCCGTTTTCTCCTAATACTTCGTAGAAGTCTTGCCAATACCTCTCTCTTTTATTTAGTTCTTGAACTGTACATTCTTCTATAATTTCAAAAATGTGTTGGGAGAATCCATATTTCTTTATGGAATTGTACACTTTAGGTTGTCGTTTGCATTTTTCGTTTTTATAAATAACCTTTCTTCTTTCGATGCAAACGCTTTGCCCAATGTAAATCTTTCCATTAGGATTTGTTATTTTATATATTCCTGTCATAATAAAAAAAGCTATGGCTTTCGAGGTCGGAGTCTCTACTTGCCTATAGCTTTAGTTGATATTTTATTTACATTTGTAGCTCCGACACTACATACATAAATAGTCAACTTTTCTATAAATTAATCAATAATCTCTCTATTTAGCGGATCTTCCTCCATATCTGCTTCAACTACTACTGAGAATTCGTTTGATCCTAGGGTGTGGGCCCATTCGTGCTTATGTGCATCTTTATATGTATCAATCTCCTTCTTGTCATCTGCTATAAATCCATGCTGTGTCATCACGATAGGTCCTCTTGATTGGATTCCATTTATGTGATTTTTTTCAATTTGGACTTTTGTCTTTTTTGCAAATTCATACTCTTTCCCTTTAGCAATTGCTTTGATTTTGGAAGTACCGGAATTTGTAATGTTTCCAAAGGTTATAATAACAGTAGCATCGTACCACATTGCCTTTCCCCCTTTATTTTCTAATCGAGGTTGCCCCATTATGTGTTCTGGTTTAGCAGTCCACACTTTGTTGATAGCTACTAAAGTGTTTGTGTACTTACTCCCCTCTTTTCTGGATAACATTATCCTCTGATTTACATTATTTCCAAATTGTGTAGACATTGCACCAGCTGCCCATTCATTGTTGTTTTTGTTGGATTTAACAGACATTTCACATGGAACGGATCCTACTGAATCCCAGAAGAAGCATAAATCATAAGGAAGATTTCCTTTCTTTTGTTCATCGATTAGATCTAAAATATACGCTGCTACATCTTCAATAGTATTTAAACTACCTCTATCAGCATATAAGAAAAATCCTTGATAGTCAGTAATCTCTCCTGTCTCTTCATCGATCACTTCTTCTACTTCTAACCCCATTGTCTGAGCATGTGGCCATGACCATTTCATCTCAGTAATAATAAAGACTGGTAGTATACCTCTTTTCTGTGCAGAGACAGCAGCTTCTAATAAAAGCGTTGTCTTTCCTGTATCAGAATGCCCTCTTAGTAAGGTGATATGCCCTGTTGGAATACCTGGTAAAGAGACGATGTCTTGGAAGGCTTTTGAAACTGGAATCCAGTCTTGGCTTTTAAACTTTACAGATTGAGAGCTAAATCCTTTATTCTTTTTAAAGTTGCTCAAACTAAAACCGCCTTTGATTATTTCGCTAGCGGTTTTTGCTGTTTCTTTTTTAGCTGCCATTCTTAGTTGAATAAATCGTCAAATTTAGAAACTGTACTCTTATTTCCTGCTGTTGCATTCTCTAGAGTGAAATCTGTCTTATTGCTTCCTAAAGCTCTATCCAAGTCAGTTTCTTCTGCCTGTACTGGTGCTGGTGCAACTGGTGCGATTGATTCTGCTGCTACTGGAGCTGGAGATGTTACTTCCTCTCCTGGGTTTAAGTACTCTTGTAATTTCTTTTTGATAAACTCATAGTCGTACTGAGTTTGTACTTCTAAAGCATTTGGTTGTTCTTTTAACCATAAATCAACCTGGGTGTTATCGTCTGATAATGGAGTTTGTTTAGGTTTAATACGAACTGTAGTAGTTGGGAATTGACCTGGTCCTGCTGCTGGTGTGGTTTCAACAACCATATCCCATCCATTCATTACATCTGTAAAGTCTCCAATATCTTCATCCTCTGCTAAAGCCAATAATGCTTTATAGATGTTAATACCGAATGACCAAAGACGAACTCCTTTGTCTTCTTCTCCTCTTACAATAACAGGAGCAAAGAATCTAGATTTAGGAGATAATTTTCCAGATAATGACCAGTTGTCCTTATCAGAAGTCTTTCTTAATTCTTTTACAAACTCTTCGATTGGATCTTGTTTACCATAATTAGAAAGAGATACCATAGGGAACTTTCCTATATTATAGTGTAATTTGATTTCTGTGAAAGGATCTGCAGCATTAAATGCTGAAGGAACAATACGTATGGTACTTTTACCGTTTGCCGGTCTCCAGTAGATCTTGTCGAAGTCTACTTTTTCTCTGTCCTGGTTTCCACCACTGTTTAAAGCTGCTAGCTTATTTTTAATTGCATTCAAATCCATAATAACTTTTTTTTAATTTAACTTTATTTTACTTTATTATAATATACGAAACCTTTTTCGATTTTACAACTCTCTTTTTGAACATTTTTCAAAATGCCATCGTTTCATTCCTGAATTTCCTCCTTCTTTTTTACAGTAGGGGCAGGTTATTATTTGATCTAATCGTCCTTTAATTAAACTCTCTAAGCCCTTTTTTGCCTTTGAGATATTTTCACTGTGAGACTTTGACTTAGGTTTTTTCATCTTATTCCTAGTCTCTTCCGATCTGACTGCTCCTAGTAGCTTTTCCGATCTCTTCTTATTAGACTCTGTAGATTCTTTATAACCTTTTTTATGCTGACCTGCTGCTTTCCTAATTTCTTCAGGTAGTGCCATTCTAGCTATTGATAGACGTTTTTTATGTTCGTCTGTCATTATTCTACCAATTAAGCTTTCTTTAATTTTTTGCTTAGTTTCTTCTGAATGCTTTGCTGGTTTACTCTCTGTTTTTGTTAAGTGTAAATTCAACCCCTCTTGTAGTACATTATAGAAATCTTGCCAGTACCTTTCTCGTATATTCAATACACTTTCAGCACATTCTTCTAATACTTCAAATACATGTGAATTATAACCATATTTTTCTATTGAATAAAAAAGCTTATACTGTTTTTTAAAATGTGGACTTTTGTACTGCTTAAATCTATTTTGTATATTTGTACTCTGTCCTATGTAAATTTTCCCTTTTGGATTTGTTATTTTATAAATTCCTATCATATTAAATAAAAAAAGGAGAAATTAGAAATAACTACCTCGTCCGTAGTGTCATTCTAAAATCTCCATAATGTTTTTATCGGTAGGACGAGTACCTTCTTATTTAGTATAAATAGCAACTTTTTTCCTAAACCGCCACTTTTTCTATATGATACCCAAATTCTGATTCATTTTGTTGTGGATTATAGTATCGAGTTCTTGTGCTGTAATTTCCTTCCCAATCCTGTACATCCTCTTCCCACTCATTAGCTATTACAAAATCCTCAGCATCACTTTCACTATTAAAAAACTGCTCAGTATAAGGAACATCATCTCCACCATAGTCGTGAAATACTACTTGGTACTTCTCTTGTATATTTTTATTTAGGAAGTTCTTCTTCCATTTTGCTATATCAAATGATTCCATTTACTTATAATTCTATAATACGAAAAAGTTTAGTGTTAATTCGTCTTAGTTCGTTTCCTTTTGTTAGTAGTATACAATTTTGATAATCCATCCAGTTTATCTTATAGGTTACATCTAGGACTCCTCCGTTTAAGGACTCAATCAATCTGTTAAGTGAATTGATTGTATATAGAGAATTACTCTCCTTTTTGCGGTGCACAAGGATTGTATTATCTAAGAAATTGGATACGTTTCCAAATTCTACGTTATATGTACAGATATACTCATCTTGGCTCTTTGAATAAAGAACAAAAATCTTGTTATAAATGATCTCGTATTTGTTTTGTATTGTACTTAAAATCTCGTCTAGTTGTTGTTCTGAAGAGAAAGTACAAAATAGTTTATTTGACATGGTTAGTAGGTTGTAATCGTATTCAATGTCGTAATCGAATTTTCTTAGTTCTAATGCTTCTTGTATCATGTATAAATATAACTTTTTTTTACTAACCTACTTTTATTTAATATACGAAAAATATTCTTATTTTACAACTCTATGTTTTTACAATTTTCAAAATGCCATCTTCTCATAGAATTGCCTCCTTGCTTGTTACAGTGGGGGCAAATTACTTTTACTTGAGGTCCGTAAGGTTTTCGAGGTCCTTTCATTGCTTCTATATGCTCCTGTGTTTTTGGACGTTTAAGTTTCTGTATAGTATCCTCCGTATGGTGTTTTCCGAACATAAAATGATTCTCACCTGATAGTGCTTGTGATCTCTTTTTATTTGAACTCTCTGATGCTGGTATTCCTTTATTCCATGGTATCTTGTTATATTGAGGATTATTACTTCCTAACATTTTTTCTGATTGGATTTTAGAAAATGCTGTCTTGGACTCTTCATAGGCTTTACTACCAACTCTATAGTCTCTACCTTTATTTTTTTGATTGCACATTCCCCAAAAGGCCCGTACCAGTTTTTTATTTTCCGGATGTATTCTGGTTAGCAGCCAATGGGATATAAAGTGCTCTCTTGCAGTTAATGCTACCAAGTTGTCCTTAATATTAGTTCCACCCATACACCTTGGAATAATATGATGGTTTTCTTTATAACAGTTTAATTCTCTATCCTTTGCTCGATCAATTATTTGATTATAGATTTTTTGGTAATTCATATTAAATAAAAAAAGGAGAAATTAAAAATAACTACCTGGTCCGTAGTGTCTTTTTAAAATCTCCGTAATGCTTTTATCGGTAGGACCAGTACCTTCTATTTAATATAAATAGCAAGTTTTTTCCCAAACCGTTAAAAATTTAACGATTTTCCATACTCTACCTTTGTCGGATACCTTCCTTCCGATTCCATTATTCTTTCAATTTCTTCCAACGTTTCTTTTCCATCCTCTTTGCTAAAGTCAAATATTATTGCATCGTACACATACAGAGCTATTCTAGTTTTCTTTCCTGCTAGGTACTTTATTAATTCTTTTAGTATTAAAATATTTCTACTTGTCTCTAAACTTTGCATAAGGTAGTTTAGTAACTTCTGTGGATGCATTTCTGGCAGTTCTTGTGTAAACCTCTTACCTGATATTGGATCCTGTACATATCCCTGTTCTTTAAATTGCTTCCACAGCAATGATGTGTACCTTTCCATCTTTTCAAAAACCTCTAGGAAAGCATACTCAGGCGGAATCTTTCCATAAATTGCATGAAAGTTAATTTGTTTTGCTTTTGCATAATCTTCTTCAGCTATTTCATCTTTACCAAAATAAAGTCTAGCCAATTGCGCATGTGCTGATTCGTTTGTTAAGTTATACCCTATTTGTTCACATAATAGCCTAAGATGATAACCGTCATAATCGTATGCTACAAAGTAATCGTTCTGAGGTATGATTGCTTTTCTGAATTCAGGTGCTTTTGGTATTGCAGCATAGTTAACTGAGTTAAAAGCATTTGTTGGACGAGAGGTTGTATTATATAGGTTATACGAAGTATATGCAATATTATCTTGCATATTGAATATAGGATTATTTGGTTTGAATAAATCTATATATGGCTGATGAATTGTTCTTAGTCCTGTGTGCTCTATTGCAAAAAATACAGATGTTGCTGTTTTGTTGTAGAAATCAAATCCGTTTGGTATTGCATATTGCAATATGGAATATACTGCTTGGTAATCTTCTTCGCATTTTTCATATAACTTTGAAATTGGAATCAAAGCATTTACTTCTTTGAAGTCATGCAATCTACTATAGAACCAGTTATAAGTTGAGTTATTCCTACCTAACTCCAACCTATCGTAGTTTGTCATTGAGTACAGTAGGGATATATCTATAACATCCTTCAATATAAAGTGATACAGCAACTCTTTCTTATCTATGGTATAAAGTGTTTTGTATTGCTTTAAAATGTCGTAGATACGGTTTTTATCTACATTAAGTCCTTCATCGTGATTTATAGGAATAATATATCCTTCCTCATGATTTAATGGTCGTAGATAAACTGCTATGGTTTTTGTAAGAAGAGGGTGATAGTTATCGTTTGAGGAGATTACTTTTATGTATGCTCCTTTTTCACTATAACCTTTAAGTATATCTAATTGCTGATCTGATTCTACTATATAGAACATTTACTATAACTAATTTTATATAATATAGTAAATTTTATTTATATATCCAAATAAACCCTCCTGATGTTTTGATTCTGTATTTACAGCAATTTATTATACCTGTTTCTCTAATTGCTGAATTTTTTGCTGCTTCTACTATTGATTTCCACTCTTTAACAAAAGTACCTTCTTTTGTATACTGTAGTACAGGTTTTTTACTTCTTCCTGACCACATTCTACCTACTTTACTGGATGTCTGTGTTTTATTACCTACTTCTATTGTTTGCTCTACGGTATTTGCTTTATATCTCCAAATAAACTTTCCTACTGAGAATTTTTTCTCTTTACAGCATGCTGGTATGTTACCTGTCTGTATACCTAGTGCTTGACCTGCTTCTTTAATTGAGCTCCATTCCTTAATTAAAATACCTTGTAACGAATACTGTAGTACCGGTTTTTTCTTCTTTTCCGATCTTTTTCTATCAGTTTCCTTTGATACCTTTCCTGACCGATCTAATGTAGTTGTTAGTCTGCAGTTTAGTCCTTCCTCTAGTACATTGTAAAAATCCTGCCAGTGTCTCTCTCGGGTGTTCAATTCCTTGATAGCACATTCTTCCACTATCTCGAAGATATGAGTAGAGAAACCGTATTTCACTATTGAGTTGTGAAGCTTTCGTTGACTTTTACTGTTACTTGGTGATAAGTACTCACATTTTCTTCTTTCCAAATCAACACTTTGCCCTATATAAACTTTTCCACTTGGACTTGTAATTTTATAAATTCCTACCATATTAAATAAAAAAAGGAGAAATTAGAATAAGCCCTCTGCAACAAGGTGTTCTTCTAAAATCTCCGTAATATTTTTTTTAAGTAGTTGCAGTACTCTTCTTTAATATAAATAGCACTTAAAGATATTTATATACTATTTTACAAACCTAGATGTAGTTAGCGTATTTGCTTGCTTTATAGGTAGTTGATCAATTAACTTTTCTAAATCCACAATATCCATTTTATCCCAATCAAATTTCCTTAAAAAGTCTACTTTAATTCTTTTATATTCTTTGTTAAAATCTTCCTGAGTAGCTAATTGAGCAGAAACTTCCTTTCCAGGATTTTTTGTTTTTTGGTATTGAGGAGATGATCCTTTATATAATCTACCATTTGGATAAAATATATTTCCATCTTTTGAAACTAATTTTCCATCAGGAAGAATCTTAGTTATTTCTGATCTACTCTTATATTGCTGACCCTGTTTTCCTATCCAGATTTTATCTCCAACTTTAGCTCTATATAATCCCCGTAAAGTAGTAAGTTCTTCCTTTATGACCTGTATCAGCTCTGATTTTTTCATTATATCCTATTTTTATATAAATAGTATTTTATTTTCTTAAATCGAAATTTGCCTTTCTTGAATTTTCCAATGCTAGAGCTGGATCTTCTATTATAATTGTGTTTGAAGACAGTTCATTTGCTGTTGCAGAAACTGGTTCTTCTACAAGGAGTGAATAATCTGTTACAAAGGTTGAAATACCTGGCATTTGTTTTTCTACTGCAGCTATTGCTTTTTTATTCTTAGAAGCTGCTCCTTCAAACGGATACCCATTCATTATCTGATTCTCAGCTGGTCCTTTTATAATCCAATCTACTGCTGCAAATCTCTGGTTAGGTATTTGATCCTGTACCTGTAGGTATGTGTTTTTGTCTGTTTCTGTTATTTTATTGTTATTTTTATCTTGAATAAAATACCTTGTAGTAACTCCATTATCTCTATCTACTGAGGATATACTTGGTTTAAAAAATCCTTTTGATAAAATTGATAACAAAGTAAGTAGGCTTGCTTTTGCTCCTTTATTTACAATCCCTTCACTTTTAATTTTTACAATTTCCTCTCCTGCTTGTTGAGGAGATTTTCCTGCATAAAATCTATCTCTATATGTTTCAATGTAATATCCTATATAATCCTGTTGAGTATTTTTATTTACAAATTCCCCTCCTGGTGTATATTTTGGTTCTGTATATTTACTCTTAGGTATGTATCTTTTAAACTTTGCCATTACGGTAAATACTCATTAGGTTTTGTAATTCTTGTTACTTTTGGGTAATTTTTTTGCAAACTTGCTACTACACTTCCTATGTATCCTTCTGTATTATTTTCATTAGGTGGTGCGTAAGTATACATAAACTGCTCTATAGTAGGAGGAGTTCCTTGTTTATATCTCTTATTAGCTGGTAGTAATTTCTGATTACCCTCTGTAACTGGCATATTTCCTTTACTCCATTTTTTTATTTTCTTTTCTACTAATGCTTTTGCTCCTAATTCAGCAGTAGTAAATCTAGCAAATCTTTCTCCTTGTGGAAGAGTTACACCAGGGTCTATTTCTTTTAATGATTTACTATAATCTAGATTACCCGGGTTATTGTTTCTATAAGATCTTGACCCTCTTCCTCCGTTAGCATTTGGTAACCATCCTTCTTTTGTTCCGATTACAAGTGCAAATTCATATTCAAAAGTACCTGGTTTATATCCCGCTTTTTCTAATACTGTTTTAAGTAGCGGACTTCCTTTTATTGGTGCAGAAGATCCTATACCTTGTCTTTCTGTGGTAGAAGTTCCATCTGCAGCCTGTCCTTGATCAAATTCAGGACTTGTTGTTAATTTATCTCCTGGTTTAAGTACTATTGTTTGTGCTTTTAACTGGGTTGTCCATCTATTACCTCCGATAGTGTGATCTACTCCAGTTACAATAAATCCCAATACTTCATCGTATTTGGCTGGCATTATTCCTTTATTAATCCTGAAGGCTTGTCCTATTTTTATACCAGATATTCCTTCCATGTCTATACTTACTTCAAAAGGAATTATTCCTGCAGGACCGGCTTTAGCACTTGATGCTGCTGATTCCTCTGTATGGGTCTGTATATAAGTTCTAGTGAAATCTGTATATTCTACTTTTGCTTTTTCAAATTTAATTGGATCGTAGTTGGCATTGCTGTAAAAATCCTTTAATGCTGCAAATACATTATCATACCTTTTGACTTGTTGCTTTTTTCTCTCTTCTTCTACACTTTCTTTTTTAGAAGTATCCTGTGTCTGGTTGATAAACTTATTCCCCAGTATTCTGTCGGTTAATCCTTCATTCCACCTAAATAGAGCTTCTGCTTCTACCCCAACATCAGATCCATTGTTTTGAGCAGAGATAGCTACCATTGTACTTAAAGCAGGAGATAATTTTGTTGTAAAGTCAAAATTCGATACTGTGGATCTTAATCCTGTTATATTTAACATAGGGGTTTCTTCCTCTGATTCTGCTGCTCTAACTTTTCTATCTACAATGTAGTAGGTAAGTGTATTTTCCTCGTAATGTAAAGCTAAATCGTTATAGTCTCCTCCTATTACACTATTAATTTTTTTTAAAATTGGATCAAATAAGTTTATTAAAGTTCTTTTTTCTTTCTCCGGATTAGCTACCAAAGTAGCTATTACTTCTCCTAATACGTTTATATTAACCCATATATTTAATATTTCATCAGAAGCTGTTTCGTTTAATGTTTCTCTTAAGTTCTGTATAATAGTCGGATATACCTGTCCAGATGCCCATTTTTTTGTAGAGGGCAATATTAGTAAACAAACTCCTGGATCGCTTGATGTATGAAAATCGTATGTTCTATATCTGCAAAGAGGTATATCTGAATCCTCTCCTATTTTTGCTATTTGGGTATTTAGTTTTATTACAAGATTTTTACTTTTTTCATCTTTTGGTAAAATTGTATTAACAAGTGCACAAAAACTATCTAACTTCATATATACAAATTTATTTGTATCCCCTGTTTTTACATTGGACTTATCATCTACTGGGACTTTAGTTGTAACTGACGTACTTGCAATATTTATTCCTGATACTCCATTAATTCTTGTGTAAGTATCTGTAAAAGACTTATATTTATCTTTTAATGTATTCCATACGTTACCTATCCCCGATTCGTTTGATGTTTTTATAATTGTGTTGAAAACTTCTTCTAACATAGTAGGTTTTAATTCCTCGTTTGGAGATACCTTACTGTCTGAGAATGTGCTTGATCCTACATCAATTGTTAAAGATTCTATAATTTCTCCGATAGATATTAAGGTTGTTGTACAGTCGTACCCTCCATCTTGTCTGTATTTCCAAGAAAAGTTTTTAATAAATCCAAAAATTCCATCGTAGTTGTATCCAGAAGATGCTTTTAATTTATCTATTTCTTTATATAGATTTTCTTTTGTTGTACCTTCTGTAAACATTGAAGGTACTGTGCTTGGTGTTGTTATAAAATTATCTGCTCCTTTATAGTAAACACTATGTCCCCATTCAAGCAAGGCTGAAAACCCTGGTCTCATATACAGTTGTTCCAATTCCTGTAATTGAGAAACATCCCAGCAGTTAAATGTAATTGTAGCTTCTTTTAGAACCCCGAACCTATTAATAGCTCGAATTTGCACTCCTGTGATACCTGGCATAGGTCTAAATCCTAATCCTTCTCCTGTAAAATTACTATAGGTATTATCCCCAAATCTTCCTTTTGTTCCTGCAATGAATACGTACTTATTTGCTAATGCGCTAGATTCTCCTGCATTTACTGAAGATGTTAACTTTACCCACCCTATCTTACTATTAAGGTACTGTATATTTTGATCTGTTCTACGTTCTTTTTTCGAAAAGATATCACTTCTCAAATTTAATTGATTTAATACTTCCTTATCGAAAGGTCCTCCTATAACTTTACTACTTGCCATTTTTTTATCTATTAAGATTTGTAAAGTTGTTTATTGCTGTAGCTTTATCTACAGGTATTCTAATTTGAACACCTGGTTGTACAATTAAAGAAGCTCTTTCTGAATTATTTGCAGATGCTATGATCCACCACAAAGAACTATCTTGATAGAATTGTTGTGCTAACCTATCATACCTATCCCCTGCTGTTGTAATTATGTAGAAATCTTCCGAGGTAGGTAGTATTTCTGGGTATTGAACTGTTCTCCTATACTGTTTTCCTGTGGGTGATTCTGTTAAAGGTACTGTATCGTATCTTTTCATATTCTAAGGTTGTTAATGCTTGTTCTAATTCTTGTAAGTTCTCTTTTTGCTGCTTGCTACTCAGCATCCTGTAAAAAATTACCTCCTGCTGTAATATATTTCTTAAGACCTGTTTCAGGTGTAAATGTATGTATTGGTGTAAAGTCTATACTACAATCCATTACCATTGGTAATTCTTGCATTCCTAAATCTCCTAATCCTTCTGGTTCTGTCATTGCAATTTCCCAAGGATATTCTACATTCCAAGAATAGTTTACACTGTTCATTACTCCTGGTAATTTACTTACGTAGTCCCCTACTGTCATCTCAACAATAGTTCCTCTCATAAACTGTCCATCTATGGTGTATGTAGGAGCAGTTGAAGATGCTAAGTATATCATTTTCTGGTACAGTGGTTTCATCTCAGATCTTGTAGCAGCAGCTATTTTAAAAGATAAGGTAATTTTTCTTTGAAAGCCACCATAAACTTGAAAATCTTCTGCTCTACCTATGTATTTAGTTGGATTCCACTGTCCTGTGTAAGTATCTGAGAAGGTATCAAGAAAAGCTCTAAAATATAAAATTCTTGTTTCACCAGGAGTTATTACATGGAATCTAAATTTTACAATATCTCTTCCTTTTTTTGGTTCGACTAATTCTGTAACAGGACGTAGCATGTTTATGTTATCAAGCTCTGCACCGTTACTTCCTGTAACCCAGTATTGATTTTTACTTTTAGCTTCATCCCTTCTTCCTCCTTGGTCTCCTAAAAGAATTCTATTTTCCTTTCTTACATCAAAGTTTCTATCAAATCTTCTTTTTTGTTCTGCAATATAGGTACTACCTGATGTGTAATTTGTTGCAAGTTTTTTAGAGAGTCCATCAGGTCCTATGTAAGAGCCTGTTGTTATTCCTATCCCTGGTGTACTTTCTGGTGCAAATTTCTCTGTTGGAAAATTTTGCTTTTTTTGCTCAACATATGTCCTATTTAGTGGGTCTATTCCTGTTCCTAAAAATGCATCTAAAAGAAGCCCGTCAGCGGCTTCTCCGGAGCTTGCTTTTGGTAGGTATTTGTTAGTGGTCTTCGATAAGTCTAGTGATTCTTCTTCTGGGGTTACTTGGGTATCTGTTATGTAAGTTTCACCTGGATTATAAAAGTTTGATTGTACTGTTCCTTCTATTTTTTCTCCCCTTAATGCAAGTGGTGCTCCTTCTACTCCTCCTGCTCCAAAGAATTGAGTAAATGAATTTGTAGTTGCTGGTGATAGATAAGTATCGGTTCTGAAGGCGTATACAAAATGTGTACCTGTACCATTTACTGGAACCTGGGCTAGGGTTGATCCTAGAATTTTAGCTGTCTGTTTAACCGTTCCTAGCGCCTGTTGTAGAATAGCTCCTCCTAAGGTTTTCCCTCTATCTCTACTCTTCTGTAATTTATCCTGGATATCTACTTGTTGAAGTAGGGCTTGATTTCCTATAAACTTTAATCCAGGACGGTCAATAAGCATTTGAGAGATTCTAGATAAATCATCTACTCTCTTGGTTATTTGCATACCGGTTTGATTACTAGAAGGAGGATTATTAATGTCCTTAGTAACGTAGGGTTTATCGCTTCCGTAACGAAGACTTTTAAGGTCTGTTCGGAGATTTAATAGTCCTGGTGATGTCATATAGGTTTTTTATTATCCTGGAGGATTGTCTAGGTATTTTGGAGGTGTAATTCCGTTTAAGTCTAATTCCGATGGCGGAGGGGCTGGTGCTTGTATTGGTACTCCGTTGAGAGAATACTGGTTGTGCATTGCTGAGTTAGGATTTGCACTTGGTATTTGTGATGGTGTTGTTCCTTGTAATCCTAAGTTACTTGTCGGTAGTAAGTTTATTAATCCCATGTTTAGTGTTTTTTATCTATTATAAATAGCTTATCCTACTGAATGTAGGTTTAAGCCAATTGATTCGTTTAATTTGTTTGCTCCTATATAAATATTCTGACCTTGTTTTACTGCTTGTATTAATTCATCTATTTTTGCATAGAATTCTCTTAAAGGCACTACAGCTTCTGGTCCTGCTTCTCCTACAAGTGCTTTGGTAGGTCCTGTTACAATTCCTCCTGTCGCCATTTTTCTTTCTTCTTTTTTCGGCCCTGATGGCTTTAGTATATAGTTCCCTAGTCCTGCAAACATGTCTGAAGGTACAAAATCAATCAGGTTGTCAGATACCCATTTAAGTGGAGACATTCCTACGGTACTTAGTAATCCATCTACTAGTGATATTGCATTACCAAATCCTGGTATAAGGTTCATAGCACCATTTACAATTGGGTAGGCTGCTCCTTGTACAACTCTCTTCCCTAAATCACCCGGGTTTACTTGTTGTCCGGCTGCTTGTTGTGCTCTTGCTGTTGCTATTTCTCCTGATACACTTCCTACTGCTGAAATTATAGTTGCAATAGGTCCTAAAAATTTACCTAATCCTTTTAGTGGCCCTTTAATTACATCTCCTGCGGCTTTAATTGGATTCATCTTCCCTAAAGCTCCTCCTACGGCTTTTCCTACTCCACTATTTGCAATCTTATCTCCTATACCGCCAAAGAAGCTTCCTACTTTTCCAAGTATTCCACCGCTCTTTCCTGCTGCTTTTGTTGCTGTTGATGCAGAAGATGTTGCAGATTTTGTTAGTGATTCTGCTGTTCCTGATTTATTTCCTAGATTTTTTACTAATCCTTTTGAATATTCAAATGCACTTTTTAAAGGGCTTGTTATAGTCTTACCTAACTGAAGTCCTGCTAAGGCTGCGATTGCTAATGTTAAGTACTTTATACTACTATCAAGAGAGTCCATTGTCTTCTGCAAGCCTTCTGGCCCTAGAGCATTAGCTACTTTTTCAGCCATTTTTGTTTGCTGTAGTGCTTGCTGTTCAGCAAAAGTATTTGCATCGATCTGATTCCTTAAAGACTTGTCCCCTATCTCACTTAAAGCTTTCTCCATTCCTACTTTCTTAGCTCGAAGAGTTACTTGCTTTTGAAGATCTTCTAGAGATTTAGCATCACGATAACCAGATTCTTTTGAAACTGTTTTTAACTGTTCCTGTAAGGTTAGTGAATTTGCTAATTCATCAGCTTGCATTCCAAGCATCTTAGCAGTAGATTCTTGTTCAAGTCTATTCATTTTACCGAACGATGCTGCTGTAATTCCTTGTTTAGCTAATTCAGAGGTAAGTCCAACCATATCATTGGTTAAAGCTGCTGCTCTTGCTTTCTCTAGGTTGTATTCTTTTCCTGATAGTAGTTCTGCTTCTAATTCATTTGCAATAGATGATTCAAAATCTAATAAACTATCTGCTGTTTTCTCAACCTGCGCCATATTCATACCTAAGCTCTTTGCTTGGTATACTGCTTGTGCTAGATTTTGTCCTGAGGCTTTAAAGCTTAGTTGTACTCGTGTAGAAGTTCCTGCTACTCCTTTTAGGATTTCCCTATTATCTATTTGAAGTTTTTTCTGACCGTTTAGCAATTTGGTTTGTAGGGAAATACTTGATGTATACTCTTTAGCATTTTTACCCATGTTTATAGAAGCCAGGTTAAACTGTGTAGCTTCTTCTGTACTGAGTCCCATCTGGTGATGTAAAGCTGCAAAATTCTCTGCCATATCAGCAGAAATTGCACCATTACTTCCTAATGTCTTATTTATATCTTCTTGTGCTTCTTGAAATCTTTCTGAGTTAAACCAAAGTTTTCCTGAAGCCTGAGAGGCTTCTATCATCCCATCGTTCATCTTAAGAGCCTCTAATCGAGATACTCCTAAGTTGTGTTGCATATTAACTGATCTTTCGTTTAACTTTGTAAACTCATCAACCGCTGTTCCTAGTACTGCCCCTAATGCTGCTTGACCTAATCCATTTGTAAGTACTTTTGCTCCTTGTCCAAGAGACTTCATCTTACTGTTTCCTTCTGCTAGACTGTCCCTAAAGGCCTGAGAGGCTTTAGTCATTTCCGGAAGAGCTTTGTTTAGGTATGGGATTCTTCCCATCATTTCCTTAAACGGAGCAAAGACATCTACCTTAGAAATATCTTCGTATTTCTTTTTTAGCTTATCTGCATGAGCTAATTGAGCTTCTAATGCATCGTCTACATCGTTAAGAAGTTTAACAGTTTTTTCAATATATTTCTGTTCTTCTATTGTTGCATTGATTTTTTTATCCTCTAGTTCTGAGATTTTAGCTTGAACTCGAGCTCTATCTTGTTCAGTTTTTGCTATTTTTTTAAGGAACTCAGCTTCGGTTTTTTTATCTGCTAACTGTTTTGTAGTATACCCGGCTAATTCTTTTGCAGAATTAACAGCACTTGTGAAAGTGGTTTCATACGCAGCTGCTGACTCTCCTGTAAATTTAGCAGCTTCTTTTGCATTTTTTCCTAATGCGTCTGCTAACTCCTTAAGTACGGTAGTTAAGTTAGAAGCTTCCTTATTGAAGTCTTTTAAGTTTTTTAAATCTGCTGCTGAAACTGTGCTTTTATTAATTGCCATTTATCTTATACTTTACTTATAAATAGTAAAAGGCATCACTTTTTTGATGCCTTTGCTGTGTATGTGGCTTCTTTAGCCTGTCTTTCTATAAGAGCTTGTTTTATTCCTTGCTGTATCTTACTGTCTGTACTGCTTTCGCTTTCTTTTTGTATATAATGTTCATATAACTTACTGTAAGTAAATCTTCTTAACCAAAGAGGCATGTTATAGACAGTTTCCCAATCATACCCTCCTTTACCGTAGAAAACTATATCATGTATCTGTGTAAATACTGCAAGCCTATACTCTGGCGTCAGGCCAAAAAAAGTTAAGCCCAATTGGCAAATCGACGTCCTCCTCTTCGCCAAATGAATTTATTACTGTAGTAGATAAGTCTAAATCTGGGTTTATTTCGCTGTAGTGTTTTCTAAATTCCCTAGCATCTCTTGCTAAAAAATAATTATTTACAAACTCTCTAATATCTTTTTGTTCTCTACTTCCGTTGATAGAAGTCACTAGGTAACACAGCCTTACTGTAATGTCGCTTACATTATCTTTATTAATCTTCTGTAATCCTTTTATTTCTTGATCAATCTTTACATCGTCTCCGTGAGTTAGTAACTTAAATGTAATTATATTTCCTGTACTTGGGAGAGTATATATAAATTCATTTTCAGTTGCTTTTTCTAATTCTTGAGAAAGTGGTTTCGGTATTATATTACTTAAGTCTACAGTCTGCTTAACTCCGTCGTATTCAAATTCATAATCTTTTCCGTAAGCTAAAATACGAGCTGCAACCATCATAGCGTTTTTATCTCCTACTAAAAGATCGTTATAGTCAATCTCTGTAACTATAAGGGATTTTAGTAACTTATCGATAACAATTCCTTGTCTAATATAGTTTGCGTTTGTTAAAATATCTTCTTCCTTAGCGGTCATATACTTCATTTCGATTTTACCTGACGCTAGTGGGGAATCTTTTGGGTATAGTAGGCCTCTTGAGGGAAGTTCTACTATTTCGGTAGGTAGTTTAAATTTTTGTTCCATAAATTTTATTTGTTAGTAATTAGTTCTATATATAAATATATGAAAAAAACTTTTTTAAAACAACAAAGCCTATACTCCCTTATAGATTTTCCAACCTCTTTCAAAGACTTCTGGTTTGTGTGTCATTCTGTGCTGGAGAGTTGAGTATGATATTCCTGTTAGTTTTGAAAGTTCTGGATAGCTGCCTGCTGTATATTTCTGTCCTGATTCAAAGATGACTGTGTAAGGTCCTTTTGCAGCTTTTGCCTGTAAACCTGTTTTACCTGTTTGATCTTTTTTTCTAGCTTCTGCGAGGACTTTACTCCCTTCTTTTGATATCAATCCCTTCTTTCCTCTAGTGTAATTTGTATTCTCCCATCCTTGCTCTAACCAGTAATTTAATTCTTCACTTGGAACATATCTAATCTCGTTTGTCTGCGGATGTACCACAGTTTTCTTACCTACTCTTGTTTTTCTAATTTTTTCTTTATGCTCTTCTGTGAATTCTAAGTTATTCACTGCTTCAGCATACGTTCTCGAACTTACTACATAATCTCTTTGTTGCGTAGGTCCGTTCTGTTTTGACATAAACCAAAATGCATGTGCTAATCTTCTGTTTTTAGGGTAGGTTCTACACAGTAGCCAATGACATACAAAATGCTCTCTTGGTGTCAATACTACAATGTTTGGATGGGTTTTCCACTGCTCAACTCTACCTTCCCCTCCCATGCACTTTGGGATTATATGATGTCTTTCATAATATATACCTTTTCCGTATAACCTATTTTCTTTTTTTGCTCGATCAACTATTTGATTATAAATTCTTTGATAATCCATAATAAAAAATGCCTATTTACTTTATTATAAATAGGCATAAATTATGTAAACCAGTAATTTAAAACTGTGCTTAATAGTTAAGTATGCAAAAATCCATCGCCACTGTAATTCCTATCTCTACAATTCCATCTGCTGATGTCCAATCAAATTGACCAAAGTCACCTTTTGTCAAGAAAGCTCCTTTAATGATCCATTCTCCTACGATATCCCCTACAGGACCTAAGATGTTAAGAGTTAAGTCTTTTTTGTAGAAATCTGAGTAACCAGCTCTACCAGTTACTGATTCATACCCTAGACGAGCCCATTCCATTACTGCTTGAGCTCCTGAAGGAGTGATTGGTGAGTATAGAGTCATATCCATATTCTCCCAGTTTCTCTTACCTCTTATTTTTCTATAAGAATTAATGTGATCAAGTTTGATCTCACTATCTGTAAAGTTAGGGGCTTTCACGTTTTTAACCATGAATGCTGGTATATTATCTATGTACATTACGAACCTGTGCTGAACCATTGGTTCGAAGGCTCTGAACATTATCTCATTAGGATCGAGAACAGCCATATGTTTTTATTTTTTTAGTTATTTTTATTTTATTATAAATAGTACTTATTTTTATTTTAAGTCTATCTGATTATGTAATTTCTGATAATTCAATTCTTACGAAAAAGTTGCTCCTGTTGGTTCAATTGTAAAGTCTAATACAACAAATTCAATTGTTCTAGTAGGTTGTATAAAGATCTGACCTATTAATTGATTTCTATCAACAACATCTGCTGTGTTGTTTGTATCGTCCATTACTACTCTGTAGGCGAATAATCCTTGTCTCTGTACTACTGATTCTAGGTATGGATTCACCGTCGCTAAAAATCTATTTCTAGTTGCAATAGTATTTTGTTCGAATACTAAGTTTCTTGCTTGGTCACCAATGAACTTCTTAAGTTCTATTAACAATCTTCTAACGTTTACTCTATCTAAAGCTGAAGCTTTTGTCTGTAATGTTTTCTGACCGAATACTGATATACCTGTTCCTGGGAAAGTAGCAATTGGATTTACTTTTCCTAAGTATAATGTATCTCTATCTCCTTTTGTTAATTTTCTTTCTGTTTGGATAACTCCTGCCAATCCTCCTCTTACAAGTCCTGCTGGTGCAAACCATGGTGCTGAAGCATTATCTGTAAATGCGTATACTCCTGGGATTGTTACCCCTGCTGGTACGTATTGGTTTTTACCTGTAGCTGACTGTACTTGAACCCAAGGCCAGTAAGTTGCTGCATATGAACTGTTGATTGCTGCTGCCTCCTCTATTACATGTGAAAGGAAAGATCCAGTTGGTACTAAGTCTACTACTGCAATACAATCTCCTCTTGATTCTGCTAAAGATACTACTTGGTTAATTATCTGTTTTGCATTAAAGTTTGAACCTTGTGCTTGACTTCCTTTATAAATTAATCCCGGTGTTGATATAATATTGAATTGATATTCGTCTTGATTTGCTAAAAGTGATAATGCTTGAGAATAATTATCTCCTACTAATCCTTGAGCATCTGCAGTACTAGTTCCTAAACTTGCAAAATATGTAGCTCCTGACTTAATCGATCCTGATGCATTGTAGAATGATCCTGATCCTGATGCAGGTAAATATTTTGTATAACTTACTCCGTCTGATCCTGAGTTAATAGTTATTCCGTCGGTTGATAGATAATTAGGAGTTGTTAGGTCTACTGCACTTACTCTAATATAATTAGATCTATTAGGATAAGTTCCTTCTTTATAGATATAAGATGTTAAACCGTCTGTACCTACTGTTGTAAATTGATTACCAATTACTGCTTCAATATAGTTTGGTGAATTTGGATCTAATGATAAGTTATTAAATGTTTCAAGGATTATTGGGTTGTTTGTGCTGTCATTACCCTGTCTTACAAGTAATGTGAATGTTCCTTGAGCATTATTAACATTTTGAATCTCCCATCTTAAGTTATCAGCTGATCCAGATACTAAAGATCCATCTGAGTTTATATATGAAGCTCCTCCTGATATTGCACTTGTTACTGTTGCTGCATTGTTGTACATTGCTCCTTTTCCTAACGTCTGTAATTGGAAAGGCTCAGATCCTGATTTAGGACCTAAAGATGCAGAAACCCATGTACTTGTAGCTCTTGTATATGATCCTGATACAACTCTTGTAATTAAAGCTGTTCCTCCTCCTTGAGAGAAATAATTCTTTACTGCAAGTGATGTTAAGAATTCAAAATTTGAAGATCCTGAAGTAAAAGTTTCACCAAACTTTCTTACATAATCGTTATAAGAAGTAACAATAGTAGGCTGGTTATCCGGCCCTTTAACTGTTGGTCCAATGAATGCTGCCCCTGCTTGTATTGGTGCTGGTGTTATGAAAGAGATGTCATTCTCTCTTGTCAACACTCCTGGAGAAATAATTGATTCTGCCATGTTTATTTAATTTGTTTTAATTTATTATAAATATCTAGGAATTCTCATAAACCTCTTTCCTATAGGTAGGGTTTACTTTTTTTAAATAAATAGGAAAGGAGAGTCTAAACCCTCCTTTTAATATAATCTAAACAGCAATACTATTCTACAGTTATTTCCTCTTCCTGTACAGGTGTAAATTCTCCTGTTTTCAAGTTGATGTTTCCTTTTCCGTACTCTTGTTCAATGGCTGTTGCTATTTGTTTTTCTTGTGTTTGAAGTTCTGTAAGAAACTCCTCTGCAGCTTGTCTTCTTGCTTTTAAGGCAATTTTTTGTAATTCAATATTTCCTAGTTCTTGAGACAATGCTTGGTACTTGTTTTGAATCTCAGCTATTTGCTCTAACTGCTCTTGTGTTAATTTTTTGTTTTCCATGAAACTTATTTTTATTATTTATTTATAATGTACGAAATTATTTTTCAGTATACAATTCTTCTTCACCTTCTTCTACTACTGGTTCTGTTACTTCAATTTCATTAACTGTATTCCAAGGTGTAGATAAAGTCTCTGTTACTGGGTTTTTGATTAAGTTTATTTGAGATGCAATATTTTCATTCATTGTCTCCATATCCATTGTTTCTTCCATCCATCCTATTACTTGCTCTTCGCTTATTTGTGGATAAGGGGTAAAGGCATCCGGGTTTGGTTCTCCTACAGCTTGAGCTCCGTATGTCTCTGCTGTTATTCCATCTTCATCAGTACCTCTATATCTCCAGTGTACTGTTTTTACTACTTTTTGTAGTCCGTCTTCTTCTACCCTGCAATCAAATGCATAAAATATCCATTTATAAGTTATCATAATTGTTTTTGGTATTTATTGTTTATATATCTTTACTATCTACTGGTTTAAGTAATACATATTTTTATTCTGTTTTATTAGAATAATGCATTCCAAGATGTTCCGTTATAGTAATATAATACACTAGACCCTGCTGAACCTGATGCTATTATCATTCCTTCTATTGGGGTTGGAGTTGTGGTACGGACTGCTAATTGTAAGATATCTCTTACTATTAAAGATCCTGTTACTTGGAATTGTGAACCAGAAGCAAATACTAGATTACTTCTTGATCCACTTGATGTTCCATTTCCTATAATAAAAGCTGACTGTGCTGATGATGAAATATTAAACTGGCCTTGAACATGTTGATAGGTACCTAATGCTACTGTTTCCCAGCCTTCAGCATGTGAAAAAGTACCGGTTGCTACATTACTGTTTCCTTGTGAAAGACTTCCTGATATAATTGCACTACCGTTTACATCTAATGTTGCATTTGGTGATGTTGTTCCTATACCTACACTTCCTCTTAGAGCTGTTGTTACTATTGAAGAATTTCCTAATACAACAGTATTTGAACCAAGTCCAATTGCGGTATGTCCAATTACTATTTGGTTGGTTTGGTTATCTGCTAATGCTCTTGTGTCTTGACCTAAAAATACAGAATTATTGGATGTTGTTAAATTAGTTCCGTTTGATATTCTACGAGCTGCATCAAACCCTATTGCTGTGTTACTACTTCCTGTAGCTAAATTAAATAATGCATTTACTCCGATTGCTGTGTTACTAGCTCCTGTTGTATTAGTAAATAATGCAGCTGCCCCAACTGATGTGTTATTAGCTCCTGTTGTGTTAACTCGTAATGCACTAAGTCCAATTGCTGTGTTACTAGCTCCCGTTGTTGTAAATCGTAATGCATCTAATCCTATTGCTGTATTGTTATTTGCTGTTGTATTACTAGATAATGCATTTACTCCGATTGCTGTATTGTTATTTGCTGTTGTATTACTTAATAATGCATTTACACCGATTGCTGTGTTACTAGCTCCTGTTGTATTAGTAAATAATGCAGCTGCCCCAACTGATGTGTTATTAGTTCCTGTTGTATTACTGAATCCTGCTTCTCTTCCAAAGAATGCGTTACTTGCTCCTGTTGTATTACTGGATCCTGCACTTTGACCAAAGAATGCGTTACTTACTCCTGTTGTATTACTGGATCCTGCATTTTGACCAAAGAATGAATTAACAATCCCTGTTGTATTTCTACGTCCTGCGTTTAATCCAATAAAAGTATTTGTAGTAATATTACTTACCCTTATTTCATTAGTAGTAACTCCTGTACTATCTCTTAGTGTAGTAGTAGCACTTGAAGTTCCAATAGTTTTAATGCTTAATACAATTGTTCCATTAAAATCTGTTGTTGGTGTGATAATAAGTGTATCTGTTGTTGTTGCTCTAGGACCAAATGCTCCTGTTGCAGTAACCCCTGCAATGGACTGTCCACCAAATGCAATTGTAATTGAGCCTGCTGTTCTTCCTGTGATGGTATAAACCATTTGATAGAAGGTGTTAACAATCCCTGCAAGTGGTGATGTTAGTGTTGTTATTGAACCTGGAACGTGAGTATATCCTGTTGCAAAATTGACTCCTGTCCAAGAGGCATCACCTGTGCCTGTTGTTAATAACTCAGCTCCTAGTGGGGCTGTATCTGATGCTGTTGTTCCTTGAAAGGTCTGTAATCCGTTTAGTATTGTTGAACCGGTTATGATTGTATTACCGTTTACAGTTAATGATCCTGATGTTGATAAAGAACCTGTTACTGTATGAGTATCTGTTATTAGATTACCTATATCAACACCTGTAGTTCTTACTTGTAATTCTCTAACAGTTCCTGGTGTTATAGTAAAAGATCCTGATATAATTGCACTACCGCTTACATCTAATGTTGCATTTGGGTTTACTTTATTAATACCTATATTTCCACTAGAAGATATAAACATTCTAATAGAACCGCTTGTCTCTAAAGCTAAATTTTGATTATCATTAGTTCCTAATAATGCTTGAGTACCAAAACTGTTTCCATTTTGAATGAAAGCATTTGTTGTACTGTTTAGGAATGAAGCAGTTGAAGCAAATGAAGCACTTGTTGCAAATGATGCTGTTCCAAATAATGAACCTGTAAATTGTCCTGTAAATGAACCTGAGAATGAACCCGTATTTGATAAGAATTGGTCTACTCTATTAACTGTTACTATTACGGAAGGGATACCTGGAGTTCCGTCTTGTGGTTCAGCGTATAACCTCATGCCCGTATCGGCTGATTGCCATATAATTTGATAGTAGTCGTTGGCTGCTGAATTTACAAACCAGTTCCAAGCTGCTACTACTTTAGTAGCATTCCCGGTTAGTGTCATTCTTGTAGCTGTATCAGTTAAGTCAATTCCATTTTTTCTTAACCAAATTACTATATCATCAGTTCCACTATCTGTTTTTTCTACTTGTGCAGAAAATTGAATATCGTATACACCCGCATTTTCTGTTTTAATGTAGGTGTTAAAAGGATTTGTTGAACCTGATACAGATACCCCGTTTGTAATATCTGTTGTGTCAAGAGACATTGAACGAGGTATATTACCGACAGGATTTGTTTGTGTTGTTGTATCGTAAAAGCTACCATATGAGCCAGTTGCAGTATTAAAACCGCCACCACCACTACCACTTAATGAACTAATGGTAACTTGACCTAATCCATTTGTTGGTGATAGTGTTATATTTGGTCCTGCTAGTAGTTGTGTTACTCCTCCATTTGCAGCTACAGTAGCGTATGAAGCAGTTCCAAATAAAGAACCTGTTATTCCGTTTGAAACGGTAAGAGAGTTTAAAGCAGCGTCTGATCCACTAAGGATCACTTTTTTCCATGAGGGCATATTAAGTAGTATTACGATTGGTTACAGGATTGCCTGCCCACTTCCTTTTCAGGTCTATAATATATAATATAAATATCTTAAGATTCTGCTTTAGTGGTTTTTTCTATTTTACGAATACCTGCTTGCTTCTTTTTTTCTTCTTCTTGAATCATAGAATGTATTTGTGATATTTCTTGATCAAGTTTTATTTGAAGAGTAGCTACAAAGATAGCTGAACTACCTTTTATTTCAATTACGTTAAGTGATTGCCTTATAAGGCTTATTTCTTCTAATGATAGATTTTCTAATGTAAATAAATTCATATATGCTTTTTGTTTTAAAGTTATGAATTTTTTTTAAAGATTCAACTAACAAAAAAGAGCCCGAAGGCTCTTGTTTATTTCTCTAATTTTTCTAATTCTTTTGTAATTTTAACCCACACATTGTAGAACGTTTCAAATTCATGTCCTGTATATGTTGCCGATCTTAATTTTAAGAGTAGAAATTTATACTCTTCTGCTGTAAAACTGTTAACCTCTTCCTGTTTTGGCGAAAGATTTATTTTGTCTAATAATCCCATTATAACTTTTTTTATGTTTTTCAATTATGAATAAATCCAAATACTCTCATCACCACTTGAGACGTAAATATTACCTACTGCGTTATATCTGGTTGCTGGTGTTGGTGTTGTTCCTGCTGCTGTTACTACTGCTGCCATAAATGCATCTGGTGTATAGCTGGTTTGGTCAGCTGTAAAAGATCCTGTTACACCCCATCTAGATACTCCTGAATCCCATCCAAATAATTCACCTATATTCTGAGTACCTTGTTGTATTGCTATACCACCATCTCCTGTTGTATTAGAACCAGATGCTAATAATACGAATCTATCTGCTACTTCTAAGTTTGTAGTTTGTTGGAAAGATGCTGTACCTATTACTGTTAAATTATTTGATATAATTAAATTATCATCTATTGTTACAGTACCGCCTGCTGAGTTAATTGTTAAGTCTCCAGTTGTGGTTGTAATGGTATTATCAGTTGTAACACCTACTGTTATATTACCAGCTGTTACACCTGCGAAGGATGGATTATCTGTTGTTTGTAATCCTAAATCAATTATAGAACCGGCTACACCGTTTATAGTTAACCTAGCTTCACCTTGTGCTGGAGATGATAATACAGAGGCTGATACTATACCTGCCGGTATGCCTGAAATTCCAGAGTAAGTAATTTGTGCAGATCCTGAAAATACTCCTGTTCCTGATAGTATTGTTGCTGCTGTAATTGAACCTCCTAATGAAGTTGAAGTACCTGCAATTGTAATTGCTGAATTTGCTAAACTATTATTTGGAATAGCTGCTAAACCAAATGTTAAAGTATCTGTTCCGGCATCTCCTGAAATGGTTAAACCTTGTCCTGATGAAGAAGCAAAATTTAAAGACGATGTTGTTGTATTTGCTATTAAAGCTGTACCGCCAATAGATGCTGTACTAAATGAGTTGGGAGTTATTAACGTACCCGTGGTTAAATACCCGGTATCGTTATTTAATTGAGAGACGTTACTCCCGGATACTACTACTTTTTTCCAATTTGACATGCTTTACTGTTTTCTCTTATTAATAAATATATTTAATTATTGAACCCTAGAAAGAAAGCATCACTTGAACTATAGAAAATACCCCCTGCTACTGGTGTCGGTGTTTGATCTTGAGGTACTAATTGTAATGTTCCTTCTGTATTTACTTTTATCTTCTCTTGTCCTGCTACAGAAACTGCAAAATAATTACCAACTCCTCCATCTAGTGCTAGTTGTAAAGATCCTGTTATTCCTATATTTCTAGTTGTATTCCAGTATGATCCAGTCTGTTTAAATATACTTTGATTAATAGATAGGTCAATACCGTTTAACACAATAGAACCTGTTACATTAAGTGAACCGCTATATAACGAACTTGTAAGATCTGTATCTAATTGTTTCCACTGTATTAATGCCATCTTCCTTAATTAAATTTTCCTACCAATACTACTTGATCATTACTACCTACTGGGTATTCTAATCCTGAGAATGTGACTGTTATGTTTGGTCCTGATTGTGTTACTGTTCTTAAATTTGTAGATATAAACTGTCCGTTTATAAACACTTTGAAATCATCCTGTCCTACTGTAAATCCTGGAGGTGCTGGTGCAATTGTATGTACATTGAATGTCGCTACTGTACCTATTACTGTGTCTGCAATTGCACTATTACTTAATCCTACGTATGTAATTTGCTCTGCTGTCATACCTGCAGTACCTGCAGTACCTCCTGTTGCTCCTGTAAATGCTGTATCAAAGAATCTAGAAGGAGCTTGTGCTGTTGATGTTCTTGCTCTTGCATTTAATATCTCAATTGACCCTGCTGTTTCTATTCCAAATTTTAAAGCTGATTTTGAGTAAAATTTATTTGGATTAGCAACCGATGTATTAATTGCGTCTGATACAATGTATCCTCCTATCTTAATTGTAAAGGTTGTCTTTACTGTTCTATCTCCTCCTTGTACTAGTTCTGTAGTAGTTGTGTAATCGTCAATTGATGCTCTAAATTTGAATCTTTCTGGATCTCCCCAATATGAATCTGAAGCAAAATTAATAGATTCAACTATTTTATTCATCTGTTCTACATACTCTGTAAAAATTGTACAAGAATAAACAAGGTTTACATAGTCTGGTATAATAACTCCGTAAAATTCTCTTACCGGTATTCTATTTGTTAGTAAGGAGAAGTTATCGTAAATATTTTTTTTTGAATATTTCTTTTCAAATACCCCAAAGTGTAGTGGATTATTTGCATCCATTTTATTTCCTAATCCTCTATCCTTTGTTACAGAATCTCTCTTAAACATTATAAGAGGAGTTTGTATTTTTCCGTTCTTATCTCTGTAGAATCCATCTTTCTGGACTGAAGCCCATCTTTCTGGTGATCCGTATATGATTGGAACATTTACTTTTACTCCGTTTTGAACCACGGAAGGTCTAATTACATTATCAAAATAATAAACAATAGCTGCATCAACATCTCTTAACCCTACCTGGAATTGTTTTACTTCATCATTCTTTAGAGACCTTTGATTCTCCCTTCTTTTATTTGCAGGTACAGGAGCCTTACCGTTGTTTAGATACGGTGTAATAGTCTCTTGTGATATCTCAACTTGAGATTTCGGTATAGGTTTTTTAATTTTTGTCATCTATTATATTCTCACTCTCGTTATACCTACTCTATCTGTTCTTGTTAAATGTGTTTGACATATAATAGAAACAGATGCTCCGAAGTTTGAACCATACTGTGTTAGGTTGTAATTATCGTCTTTTCCTACGAATAACTGGTTCTCTGTAGTACTATCTACTTCGTAGTAATTCTCATGCCACATTATAATATCACCTACCTCAGGTACAGTATTTACTAATACTAAATCCTCTCTTAAAAATGCAAAAGAAGCCTCTCTTGTTAGGTCTGGTCCAAAATCATCTACGTTAAATGTCTGATCTCCTCTTGTTATTAAACAGTTAAGCTTTACCGGTTCCCAGTAAACTTTTTCCATTCCTTCTCCGTAGATATTTACTTCAGTTTGCTCTAAAGAAAGTTTATAATAGAGAATTTCTTGCTCTATTACATCTGATAATAACTCTCTGTTTATTCCTACAAATAAACTAAAATCTCTTCTACTTCCGAATATCATCGACTTACTTTTTCTATAGATTTAACTGAAAGGTCTACTTTTTTTATATTAGGTACTAGTCTAAATGTATCTTTTTTTAATTTTTCAAATACCTGAAGGGCTTGTTTTGCTGTAAGGATTTTTACTTTCAGTATAACTATATTTATATCTTCATTTGAATCTACAGCTGTAACTCTGGTTACTCCTGGCATGGCTCTAACAAAATCTGCAACCTGTGAGGCAGTTATTTCATCCTTATGTCCAACCCGTACCAGTGCCTGGTATAGTGAAAATTCTTTTTCTTCTTTTAGTATATCTTTTAACTTCATTACCCTACAAATATTACCATTGGAACCTGTTTTAATGTATCTTGTAAGAAATTACCTTCTCCGGCTTTTCTTTCCAATTGAGCTAGTTTTGAAGTACCTTCTAATATTGCTCTTAAATTTTCTATTAAAGCAGCTTTCTCTGTTCTAGCATCAGCAAGTAAATCTGCTTGATTTAGAGTAGCTTCAGATCCTGGAATTGGAACTGTTGTATACTTACCTCTAATATACGCTAAAAGTTCTTTGGCTAGAGCTAAGGTATATCTATAAATCCATTGCTTTCCTATAGAGTTTATATTAGAGAAAGTTGGATTTTCATAAGGAACATTTGATATATTTGAAATAGATCCTCCTAACCCTCCTGGTGTATTGGTTGAATTATCTAAAGACTGTTTTTCGTTTACTCTATAATATTCAAACCATATCTTTCCTGCATTTTTAGGTACTGGGAATAGTTTTAGATGGTTGTTAACTACTTCAAAAGAGTATCCTGATCTTCTGATCTGATCGTTAAATTCAATTGCTTGTACCTTTAGTATATCATAAGAAGCAGGCATTAATAAGAAATTTACCCCCGGAGAGTATGATCCAAAATCAAATGCATCCATAAGTGATTGAATACCTGTGCCTGTTCCTGCATATGGATCGAAATATCTAAGGATTGCCGGTGGTGCTTCGTAGAATACTTTTGTAATTTCTATTCTACCCTGTATACCTTCATTAGTAGTCCATTCATTTAGATCGTATACTTGCTGGTTTGGGGATACATCTATAGATCCACTATATCGTGTTACAGTCCCTCCTACTCCTGCTTCGGTACCGTATCCTGCTGCAATTGTAATTATATTCTGTAAGGAAGGTGTTATTACTGCATCATTAAGTGTAGTTGAAGTGTCTCCTCCTTCTAGTGCTAAGTAATTTTGAACAGCTTGTGCTTGATATACCTCATTTCCGTAAGTAGTTACAGCTTCTTCAAAACAAGCATAAAAAGATCCAGATTGAAGCTCTACATCCAGTAAAGGATATCCTAACCTAATTGCACAGAATTTTGCAACTTTGTCTGCTTCGGTTACGAATTCAGTATCATTATCATAAAATCCAAACGGTGTTTGTCCTGATGTAAAGGTAGAACTACCGTTCCATATCGTGATGTTGGACATAATTTTATTTTAATATAAATAGCGGTAGATTCTATAAGTATTTAAGCCACATTTTTAAATATTGTTTTTATTTGGTTTGGTGTAATATTCATTAACTCTGCAATTTGTATAAATTCTGCGTCTGTTCTATCTATCACAGAAGCAAACTCTAATTTGATTAAGATAATTTTCTTTTCTGTTTCGTTTAAAATATTGGTAGCATTAATTGTATTTATAATATCCTGAATTTCTATACCTTTTTTTATCAATTGTATACGAAAATCCATTATACTTATTTGTGTCGGTATCTTTGCATCTTCAATAGCTTCAATTTCTTCAGCGGTTGCTCCTTCGTAATAATTAACGCCATTAAACATTAATTTAATATATTTTTTTTCTTCTTCTGTTGGCAATATTACATTGTTAAATTCTGTAAAATCATCAATATCTATAGTCATAGGTTCAAAACCTAATACTAATTCGTTTTTTACATATATTTTCATAATTAAATCATTTCAAATTCTAAATATAATTTTACACCATTAATTGTAGTTCCTGTTCCTGTTACTTTTCTATAAAAAAAATAAATACTATTACCATCAGTAGCACTTAAATCATTGGTATTTATTGGTATTTCTACAAAAATATTATTTTGAGTAACACTTAAATGATTTGCTAAAACTACTCTATTTGTAGTATTGTACCAAGAGTCATTTCCAATCAATCCATTTGATACTATATAAAATTGCATTTGACTTTGTGTACCTGTTGTTTGTCTGTATGAAAACCAAGCTCTTACTAATCTTTTTGCACCTCTTAAGTAAATTTGGTTTGAATCATATATTCCGTGATTAAATGGTGGATTTGCTAATATTGTTGGTTCTGTTGATGTACCATAAGCAGAAGTAGCACCAGATAACATTGCTTGCGAAGCATTCCAAGTATACCAAGTACCAGCAACGGAATTTATAGTACCATAACTACCATATAAAATTAAATTTGATTTTTTTCCATCAACATACGTTTTAACTGCATTTTGAGTAGGGTATAAACTATCACTTGTACCTAAAGATGTTGTAGTACTTTTATTAGCTACGTTTTCGGGTGTGAAGCCTAAACTATTCTGCTTTGCTGAAAGTCCTGTATCTACATACGTTTTAACTGCATTTTGTGTAGGGTACAAACTATCACTTGTGCCTAAAGCAGTAGACGTGTTTTTATTCGCTACGTTTTCGGGTGTAAAACCTAATAAAGCACTCACATCAACAAATGATGCTGTACCAAATAAAGAACCTGTAAATGAAGGTGCTATTATTCCTACATTACTCTGTAATCCGTTTCCTGGTGAGATAGTAGCTGAAACTGAGCCTGAAGAAATCTGTGATAGGTTTAACCCTATAATTCCTGATGCTGGTATGTCATAGAGTCCTGATCCATCTCCTGTAAAACTTCCTGTAAAACTTCCTGTATTATAAGAAGAAGTAAAAGCATTAAATGAATCTGTATTTGTGAAAGATCCTGTATTTACACTAATGCCTGGCGGTCCTTGTGGTCCTGCAGTTACAACTTTGATAACTCCTGTAGTAGGTTGTGAAACAGTCACCGAAGTATTGTTTCCGTTATCCACTATCTTAACATTATTTGTTGATGTAGAGGTTACCTTTACGGTATTTGTATCTGTAGATATATTTACAGCCATGTGTTAAGGTATTGTTGTTACTTCTTTACTTAAAGTAATTGTTCCTTCTAATAACCTTGTTACAGTGCTTCCTGATACTATCTCTAGGTCATATTTTGCTTTTGCAAAAGTAAATGCAGAAGATGATGCTGCTGAGATATATATACCTATAGATCCGCTTTCTACTGGTGTATTGCCGGAACTACCACTGAAGTTTAACCCTGTTCCGTCAGGGTAGCGGCTAGATGATAGTGATGAGTATGTTATAGGTTTATCGTTTGCAAAACCGGATTTAATTTGCATTCTACCGGCATATCCTGATAGGTTAATAGGTATATTGTTTGCATCAGTATACTGTATCTCAAAATTTACTGTAGTACCTTGTTCTAGTGTAAAGTTATATAATCCTGCAGGCATAAATATATTTTACTTATAAATAGTTGTTTTTACTAGTCCCTAAAGTCTTGATATACCTTCAGTATTGGTGATACTATTTCATGTCTGTGGTTTGCTTTTAAAGCAAAGATTTTAAAGCCAGGTACCTGTTCTTCAATTCTAGTTAGAAATGAAAAACCAGTTTCTTTTTTTATTTTTAAATCAATTTGAGCTAAATCCCCACATACTACCATTTTAGACCCTTTACCTAGTCTTCCTAGTACTGTTTCCATTTGATCATGGGTTACGTTTTGTGCCTCATCTACAATTACAAAAGAGTTAACAAATGTTCTACCTCTCATAAATGCAAATGGTACAATTTCAATATTTCCATCTTCTATTTCTCTGTCTACTTTATCCTTACCATATAACATGTATAAGTTGTGATATATCGGTGCTAACCAAGGATCCATTTTTTCCTTAAGATCGCCTGGTAAAAATCCTAATTCTTCTTTAGCTACTGTTGGCCTTGTTATAATAATCTTCTCTACCTCTTTACAGAAAAGCATATCTAGGGCTGCTTGTACTGCTACTAGTGTATTGTGAGTAAGTATGCAATTGTCGGTTACGTATAAGCTGTCTGAAGCACTTACCTGTATACACTGTGTTTGTGCTTGTCCGACTTTTTTAATACTCTTAATAACCCTACTCGTGTACTTAACTTTACGTTCTCTCTTCTGCAATCTCTCTTTCTTAAAGGGTATTGTTGTAAATCGTTCAGGGTGTTCAATTGTAATGGATAGCTGGTAATGTAGATGGAGAGAGGTTTTTTTAACTCCTCTGTAATTATACTTTGGAAAATACTTCAGGACAGTAACTCTTCCTCCAAGGGACTGAAACATTTCCTTTACATCTTCGGCTAGTTGTTTACTTCTTGTGTTATATAATAAACTACCTCCTTTTGTTACATACCCGTCTCCGTCTACTAATCCTTGAAGTAATCTAATTCTATTTTTTTCAGAGTTATACCTGTACTCTTCTGGTATAAATTTATCATAAGAAGTTTTTCCTGAGAGTTTTAGTTCTTTACATGCTTCCACTACTGTGTTAGGTGTGTTGTTCCTCTTCCTTCTTCGGAATCTGTAATCATAATTGACTACATGTATTAATTCAGTCGAAGTTTCTTCTAGTATACTGTTTATCTCTTGTAGTACTTCTGGTTCGTTTGTACTAAGAGTAACTACATCCTCCCTAATGTGTCCTTCACTCAATAAAACTCCCACTATGTAAGGGTCCAGCGCCACAGGTTTCTCTTCAAAAGCTAAAGGTGTTTCTAAGTTTGGAAGCCTGTACTCTATTCCTTTTTCTAAGTCTTTTAAAAGTTCCCCTGTCGTAAGTACCTTCCAATTTAGCTGTTTGCTTGAATATCTTTTCTGCTGTACTGTCCATAGGTGCTCTAAGCTACATTGTACGGTACTTTCATCAGAAAGGGTTATTTGGTACACATTTTCTACTCCTTGTGGATAAATACCCAGTACCGTGGTAGTACCTGATCTCCCTAGGATAATGTCTCCTACTTTTAACTCTCCCATAGTAGTTACTCCTTTTGGAGTATATACCCTAGAGGTTAGTGGCTGTGCCTTTCCTGAACCAGCCATTCCCTTAAGAACGACTACTGGATTTTCTACGATAAGTGCTTTTGCAAGTTTTTGTTCTTCATTAAGTTGGAGTTGGAACTTAATTGGGTTTTTCGGTTTTCTCTTTGGAGTAAAAACCTCATCGGTGTGCCGGTTGGATGCCATACTAGAACGTTTATTTGTTTATTATAAATATACGAAATATTTAGAGATAAAAAAAGAGGACCGAAGTCCTCTTTCTTATTTTAAATTCTATATGGATTAAACTGTAGCTAAATCGCTTACGAAGATTTTTCCATAAAATTCCGGTCTTATCATTTTCTTAGCGTAACGAGTCATGATACCTTTTCTTGGAGTGAAGGTAGTTGGATCGTAGATAAGTGGTGTCATGACTAATGGTACATAAGGAGCATAAACTGCACCAGTTTCTAAGAACTGAGATCCTCTGTAACCCATAAGGATTATATTTTCAGTCATGTAAGGATTTTTGTAAACTCTAAATCTAGAATTTAAGTTTCCTACTTTCTGAACACCCATTGCGAAGTCCATTTTATCACCATTGGTATCAGCTGCATATCCTGGGATTGATTCTAGGATTGTAGCTACAGAAGGAGAACATACTAAGAAGTTAGCTCCACCTCTAAGGGTTTTTTGGTGAATTTTGTTAGATACTTTTTGTACTTTAGTACCTAAAGTTCCAAACCACTGACCTTGAGTATTGTAGAAATCTGTTGAAGCAGCAGTTCCTGATGACCAAGCTGTTCCAGTCCAAACTTTGTTGTTTCTAGCTGACCATCTTTCAGTTGTAGCTGCATCTTGGATCAACATATCTAATAATTCTAAATCGATCTCCATAGAGATGTACTCAGATAATAAAGATGTTAATTCTGCTTCAGCATCAATTGAATGGTAAGCGTTAAGGTCTTGTGCGAACTCTGGAGTCCATTGTGCTTTTAATTTTCTTGTTTTAGCAACAATTGCTTCAGAAGCTAATGTTACGTTGATTTCTGGGATTTTTAAAGTACCTGTAGTATCTTCGAAATCACCTCTTGAGTTATCTTTTGGTTGTTTGTTATATTTAACTACCGCATCTGTTAAGTTAGCTGTTGTTACAAGTGATTGTGAAACTACGAAAGTTACGTTATTTCCTGATACAGTTGTTAATTCTGGGTTAGATGTAATGTCGATAGACGCTGAATATAAACGGAAAGATCTTACTGCTTCTGCATCGAAATCTGTATATCCTGTAATTCCAAACCCTACTGTATAAGTTCTGTACTGAGAAGGTATTATCCCATCTTGGTATGCAATAGAAGCAGATGTTGCAGCTGCTGCTGTAATTGATCCTGTTGCAAAAGATGCAGAGTTGATTGAGTAACCAAATCTACCAGCACCGTATAAACCTCCTGATACTTCTTCGTCTACTCCGATTTTGTCTCCTGCAGTAGATACATTACCGTACATGTTATCTCCTGATGCAAATCCTACAGTGTTTGTACCATATTTAAAATCTAAATAGAATACAAGACCTGAAGGTAAATTCATTGGCTGTACAGAAACGAAATCTTTAGCAGCGATTTGAGCGAATACTTTACGTACTAATGGTAAAGCAACACCTGCCCATTGCTCACCTTGTCCAGCTGAGAAAGAAGCTCCTGTACCTGTGGTTGATTGTTCTGATACTAATTGTTTTGCTTGATTCTCAAGAATCATAGACATGTTGTTTCTTTCGATTTCATTAGAGATCCCCTCTAATAAACCTGTAGCTTTCCATTTACTTGACAAACGAGCAGCATCTGCTTGTAAAGACTTGTAATTGTTAGAGCTTTCTAATAATTGATTTAATTCCATTTGTTTAATTGAATTGTTTTTTTGTTATTATTTTATAATTCCTGCTAATTTTTGCCATCTAGCTACTTGTTCAGATACTTCAGAAATAATTTCTTTTTTACCTGCTGTTGCTGCAGTTCCTGCTGCTTTAGATGCAAATGATTTGTGTTCTTTAATAGTTACTGGTTTAGTAACTACGTTTTTAGAAACTGTTTCGAAAACTAATTTTACTTCTTTTACTGTTTCTGCTTTATCAAATGCTGCTACAACATTTACTTTTTGAGATTCAGTTAAGTTGTTTGCTTTAAATACCTTATTTACATAAAGTAATTTAGCGTTTAGAAGATTAACTTCTTGTAATTGAGTTCTTAACTCTGCTACAGTTGCTAATGCTTCTTTTAATTCATCAGACTTTTCAGATATTCTATGTCCTTTTGTCATACCGTGACCTGTTATTCCTGCTTTTTTAGCTTTGTCTTGTGCTGCTGCTATTGCTCTTTCGATTGCTTGAATAGCTGGATTGTTTTTTCCAAATTTTTCCATTTGAGCAGAAACACCATCTAACCACTTATCAAAACCTTCTGCACCTTCTTCAACCGGTACTTCCTTTTCTTCCATTTCTGCTAATTCAGCTAAAAGTTCATTAATGTCGATCTCTTCTTCAGAATCCATTCCTACCATATCTTCAGCACCTTCTGGAGCTTCTTCACCTGGCATTTCTTCTTCTGAACCTTCTTGACCGATTTCTTGAGCTACGATATCTCTAACTAAGTCTTTGAATTCCTCAACAGACATGTTTTCAAGATCTAACTCTTCTTCTTCAGCTTCTTCACCTTCTGCTTCTTCACCTTCTGCTTCTTCACCTTCTGCTTCTTCAGCTTCTTCCTCTTCAGCTTCTGCTACGTTTCCGTGTGCAGTTTCACCTTGTGGATCGTTAATCATATCTTCTTCATTTACGATTTCTTCCATGTTGTCATCTTCTTCCATTTCTTGAAGTTTTTGAGCTAACATTTCTTTTAAATGAGGTGTTAATGATTCTTCTAAAGCTTCTTTAGCGTTGGTAATTGCAGCTTCACGAATAGTTTTAGCTTCGGCAATTGCTTGCTTAAATAAATCTTTGTTTGACATAATTTTTGTTTGTTTGTCGTACGTCTATTGTAGAGTGTGAGACGTAATAGTGTTTTACTTTCTAGTAGATATCACATAGGGTCGTGATATATTCTTAAATAAATATACTATGTTTTACAAAACATAAAAAACCCACCTTTTTAGGGTGGGTGTGTTATTTTGTATAGTTGTTACTGTTATATTCTTCTGAGTATCTTCTGCTTTCTCTATCTGAAATGCCTTTTTCGTAGGCATCTTCAATCTGTTGCTTTTCTTGCTCTTTTGCGATAACGAAAAATCCTCTTAGAGACTTTATCTCCTCTCCAAACGATATGGCTAATCTCTCTTCTAACCACTCTACTGCAGTTTTTGTATTTGAGCTTTCTTCTTTTAGAAACTTCGCTTGCCAGTTATGTATGTCGAAATCGTTTTTCATTATGCTCTTAGTATGTTATTTATTATGCTATCCAATTTTGCATATCTATTAACACTTTGAACTCCCTCATTAAGGGTAATAGGCGTCATGAAAGCTCCATCTGTACTCGGATTTGATACGAAGTCCCAGCATACTAATTGAAAGTCCGGCTGTACCATTAAAGTTCCTTCATTTGTCTGTGTTACTGATCCTGTTCCTCGAGATGATATTCCAATTGTATGGCCTCCTCTAATAATCTCTTTTACGATATTTCCTGAAGGTGTATTTAGTAATTCCACTCTTCCCATCAGTTCTTGGCCATCCCACCATAGTTCTTTAACAACATGGGAAGCGTTTTTTAATGATACTACAGCTGATTCTGGGTGGTCTAATTCTCCGTAGGCATTTCCTACCTTTACAAAATTCTCTATATAGTTTTTTACTTCTTGTTCAAGAATTTCTCTTTTATAGATTCTTCCGTTTTGATTCTTAGCTCCTGCTCTCTGCATAACTCCTGTTACTTCGAATACTCCGGGTTTAGCCTTTGATTCTGTAAGTACTGTCTTAAACGGAGTTACATTTATTAATAGGTTATTCATTATAGTAAATCTTTTAATGATATTGATTCGAATAGGTCTTCCTCTCTACTAGCATTATTCATCCAAGCATTAGCATCTCCTTCTCCTCCTTCAATGGTTTTAACTAGTTTACCGTTTTTAAAAATATCATATACATATATTCCCCTTTTATCGGTAGCTCTTACAAATTTCTTTGTATACATTTGAGGCTTAGGTTCAGATTCTCTATATCCAACAGGATCATGAAACATTCCTATTTCTTCTAAACTTTTATCTTCATCTTCTTGATTCATCCAATGTTGATCGTATGGATAGTCTGCGTAGATTCTTTCGATTCCTCTATTATATCCATAAATTCCTTCATCTTCTAAGAATTCTGCTAAATCCTTATACGCTTCATCCGGATCCGGACCTGTCATTAGGTCGTGTATGTAATCTGTATATCCGTAGATTTGATTATCTTGTAGGTATTGTTTTAATTCGTTTTTATATTCTGCATCAGATTTTCCTTCCTCTGGTGAGTTGAATAGTTCATACTCCTCTTCTGTTCCATACGGATTTCCTACCCCTCTTTCTGCTCTTTCTAAATCTTCTTCTTTAAGTACTTTCTTAATAAGATTTTTAATTCCTTCTTTTAGTACTTTTTCAGTTAAGTCTTGTTTTTTATTCTCTCTATCGGCATAAGCTTTTGCTTTTTCTTCAGTAGCAAAATCTGTTACTAAGTGATCTCCTTCCCATACCTGATAGGTGTTGTTTGCTTTTGAAAACTTTACTACGTATTTATCGTTAGGATTCTTAGTATGATCTTCTTTTTTAATACTACCACCTGGCTTTACTGTATAGCCTGGTTTATTATTAGTTTTATCTGTTGATGTTTTTATTGATCCATCAGGACGAACTATATGAGCTTCTTTTAAATCTTCTTTGACTTTCTTCACAGCCTGTGTCCAGGTCATGTTAGGATGCTTCTTCAATAGAGCTAGTACAAGTTCTTGGATATCTGGTGTTTTTCCTTCTTTTAAGTCTTTTACTTTCTTCATTCCATTAAACGTATCTACAGTATTTTTTGCTGTAACATCTACCATCTTATCGTGAAGATCAACTTTTGGATTAACTCCTGCTAATTGGTTTGTATAGAAGATTGAATCTTTTGCTAAATTTTTAGATACTTTTGCTAATGCTTTTGCATACTCTTCTGCTGTTGGTGTTCCTTGAACTCCCATTACTTCTAATTCAACTCTTAAACCTCTTAGTATTTGTTCGTATGGATACTTATCCATTTCGTTAGTTGGTTTATACCTGTAATCTGTTAAGCTTTTATTAGTAAGTCTAGCTTCTTTTACAAGTTCATAGTTATTTAAAGAAGCTATTTCTGTTTCTCTTCCATCATCTCCTTTTTGTATATCTGCACTCTTATCTCTAACAGCAGTAACTGTATATTTTTTTCCACTAAACTTATTTTGAATTATACTACCTTGTTTAAGGTCACTAAATTTAAAATTAGCTGCTTCTTGAATCATTCCTCTATTCTTAAGGATCTGAACTGCATCGTCGTATCCGTTGAAACGAGTTATTAGTTGTGGTTGTTGCATTCTAGCTTCTACTAGGAATTGATCTTTAGAGAAGTTCCCTTCTTGTATTGCGTTATATTTTTCTTGTAAAGTTCTCATATTATTTATTTTCGTCTAAGTAATCAAACATTTTTGTATGTGAAGGTCTTTTTGGTCTTTCTACTGTTTTATAACCTAATTTTTCTGCTGTCTTAGTAGCTACATTTTTTCCTTGTCCTTTTTTTGAAAAGGCATTTGGAGTTGAATATCCCCCTACAGCTCCTGTTACGTTCATCTCACCTAGAACTTCTTTGATTATTGCAGCTATTTGTGATTTTTTCATAAAGTTTTTAACTCATTTACTAATTCATAATACTGCATTAAAGAAACTAAGTGATTATCATCAACTTTTTGTGTATTTTTTACTGGAATTATTACTTTCTGTATCTCTTCTAGTTTAATTCTTACAACGCTATCGGTAATTTTTGCTTTTAATGTAGAGATATCTTTACCTAGTTTTTCTATTTCCTCGTTTACTATATTTCGAAGTCTTATAGAGGAGTTAGCTGATACTATAAACTCTTTTAATATATTTTTTTGTTCTGGAAGTAGATCTTTGTATTGGTCGTTGAATTTTTCTAATAAGATTTTATATGTTAAAAGACGTAGATCTTTATCAAATTTAGAATACTCTTCAATTAAAGCGTCTTTTACCTGATCTTCTGAGTGTTTTGTCTGTGTTAAATGTTCTAAAAGTGTAGTCTTGTTATTGACAAATACGTTTGGATCTAATAAGTTTGGAGTATTTTGAGCTTCTATTAAACAGTAAAGAGCAGCTAATGGCTTATAAGTGTCCACTTTCATAGAAAAGAATTCCTCTAAATTATAATGCTGTTTCAATTCTTTAATTAACTCATACTTCTGTTTCTTTAAGGATTCTAGGTCTAATTTCCTAGATATTTCAACAATTGTTGATAGTATAGTCTCAGCTTTTTTTGAACCTATTCCTTTATTTTTTAAAATAAAATCATATAATTTGAATTCCTTTACTAGAGTAGTATTTCCTGTATAGAATTTTTTAATTACTTTAATAGCTGGTGATTCTTTTCTAGATAAAGTATCTGCTGCTACTTGTTTTATTAGCAATTCAAATATAAGGCCCGTATTTTTGTATTTTGAATGTTTTATCTTCACAATAATAGTGTCTTTGTTATAAATATCTATTAGTTATCTAAATCTTTAATATTATCTTCGTTTAATAAATCTGAAGATTCTTCATGTTTCTTTTCGAAGATTAATTTTTTTTCTGATTTAAAGATATCTTTGTTTCTTAAGAATACTGATTGTGTGTTTCTAATGCCTTCTTTTACATTCTCGTTATCACTTGGATAACCTCCTTTCATTCCATGCACTCCTAACCTATCTCTTCCTCCTAAGGGATCCGCCTGAGTACCTAGTATTGAGAACTTCTCTCTTGGTCTACCTTCTGGTTTAGGTTCTGCCTCATCATACCCGGCTGGTAGTTCTCCTCTCTCTCTTCCGTACATGGAAGCTAGGTCGTGAGGTGTTCCGTAAGACTCTCCAGATATAATTGGATCATTTCCTTCGTTTTCGATCTGAGATAATCTGAAGTCTCTTTTTGCATCCTCTCTTACAAGATCTCTCATTTCGTTGTATGTATCTTCTGATAGGTTAAAGATATTATCGTAGATATAGTCTGTAGAGAATAATTTTGTTTCTTGCATTTGACGGGCAAGGTCTACCTTTTCTTTTAGTAGAGCCACTTTTTCTTGTTCATAAACAATAGATGGAGTTGTTAATCTAATTTCAAAATTGGTTAAGGATTCTCCTGTAAATCCTTGAGCATATAAATGCACTAATCCAATTTTTGTTAACTCACTTTCTACAATTCTCTGAAGTCTTTCTACTGTTCTAGCAAAACGTATATCTTCTGCTGCAAGTGTTGCTTTGCCTGTTAGGTCTTTTTCGTATCCGAAATATGCTTTTGGTACTTTTAATGCTGCAAACATTTTATCTCTTAGGTATTCGATATCGTTTGTACCATCGTATTCAAGTCCTTTTGTTGTATCAATTTTTGTAGAAGTATCTCCTCCACGAACTGGAAGATAGAAATCCTCCATCATATTCATCATATTAAATCTCAGGTTATATTCACCTGTCTGAGGATCTACATATGGAGTCTTTTTAATACTGTTGATAGTTTTTTGCATGAACTGCTCAACTTCGTTTGGTGGGATAGTACCTACATTAATATAGAACGTTCTTTTTTCAGGAGCTCTCATAATTCTATGAATCAACATCGCATCCTCCATTAAAGTCAACTGTTTGTATATCTTACGGGCTGGTTCTATATAAGATCTTCCGTATGGAAGGTAGTTTGTATCTGATATTAATCTGAAGTGAGCTACTTCGTAATTATCTAGAGTAATAACTGACTTGTTAGCTTTAGGTATATAGTTTGGGTCTGCTGAAGAAGCTAATCCGTCTGGATCGATAGTAAAGACTACTTTGGTTGGTTCTTTAGGATCTTGTCCTTCATACCTTACCATGTTATAAACCGTGTAAGGGATTACGTTGTAAACTCCAAATTTTTCTGAGATTTCTAGTTTTAGGAAGAAGTCTCCGTATTTACACATATTTCTAATCCAAGACCAGAGATTAAATTCGATATTTAATACATCGTAGTATAGGTTGTATAGTACTCTTTGTATATTTTCATCTGAAGATTTAATAGACAGAACTTCCCCCATATCATTCTTAAGGGTAGCTTCGTCTGCTAGGATGTCTAGGGTGGAGGCAATAAGTGGATCTGTATCCATTGCTTCGTAATCAGAGTATAATTGTATTCTTAACGTTTGGTAGTTAAGATTTGGATTGAATATGTTTTTGTTATTATAGATGTAAAGACGTGAGAATCTATCCAGCAATGAATTGGTTTGATATTTACCTGTTGTCTGAATTTGATTAACGTCAGCAATCTTTAATTCATCTCCTCCTACGTTTCTTACTAATATATCTGTTGCAAATAATCGCTGTAGTGAAGAGAAAAGATTTCTTTCTGCCATTTTAAAAATGTTTTATTTATAAATAGTAACTTATCCTAATAGCCATGAAAGATCCTCATCACCGTTAGCTGTCTTCATAAGATATGGATTATTCTGCATAGGAGCAACATTATAAACACCTTGACTTCTTTGATTAAGGCTTACAAAAGAGTTCATTGTAGCCCTTGAAAGATCCATTCCTTGTTGTCTCATTCTAATGGCAGTATCTCTAACATATAAAGCTGTTGCAAAAGCCATCACTAAATCGTCATTATACCCCGTCTGTGCCTGCGCCTTACCATTCTTCCATATGAATACTCTCATTTCAGATAATAATCGCTTAGACTGTACTATAACTGATCTTTCCCGTATGTATTCAGTCATTTTAGCGATGACAAGCGGTCTTGTCTTAAGAGACATGGTAAATCCTGGTACAAGTTTATCTCTTTCGTATTTAGCCATATAAGATTCAACTGTTTCAGTGTCTGATCTTGATGAATAGTAGAGGTTTTTGTACTCTCTTGATAGTACTTGTTCAATGGTTGACCACCCTATATTAGCATTCTCTATTACTAGTAATGCATCACAGTACTCTGTTGCTATTCCTACCAATACGTTTCCATATTCTTTAGGTGATATCTTTCCTCTATACTCAGCTACTTGTGTACAGCTTTCAATATCAAAGACATGAAAGCCAGAGTAGTCGGTAGAGTCCCCTCTAGCAACGTCGGCAACAACCATATAAGATTTTTGATAGTCAGGTGATTCCCATATCCATAGATTTCCATCTACACCTCTCTTTTCCGTTGGTTCTTTTACATATGTTTCTTCGTAGAAAGACATGTTCTCAACCTCGATTACTGAATCTCCAGATGATAGGAAATCACAATCACACTCTTGAGCTGCTTGCTTTTCTCCTAACTGTCTTGTTTGTTCATCTCTCCAGTCTTGCTTTCTTTCCGGATGTACATCCCATCTTAATTTAACAGGTACAAATCCATTCTCTCCTGCTTCAGCTTTTTCCCATGTTTTATGGAACCAGTTTCCTACACCATTTGGAGTAGACAATGCCATGCACTGTCCTCCGGTGGCTAGGGTTTGTTGTGCTGCAGTAAATGTTTCTTCAATATTATCAATAAAAGCAGCCTCATCTATTAGCAGTAATGATACTGCTTCTGAACGAGCTGCATCAGAGTTTGAGGATTTAGCTGTTATTTTAGAACCGTTCTTAAGTCTAAGAGATAGTTTATTCTTTTCTGTAAAAGGTAATTGTAGCCACTTTGGTAGATTCTCGTACATGAAAATCGTCTTAGTTACAAGGTTTCTAGCTGTTGCTTGTGTGATTGCAAGTGCTAATACGTTTTTATCTTTGTGAAAGACCATTAGCCATAGAGCATATGCTGAGGCTAGTGTGGAGATTCCTAATTGTCTTGATTTAAGAGTTATTATAAACTTCTCATCTCTAAATAAATGTAATACTCCTTCCTGAAATGGGTAGAGGTTAAATAAGATTCTACCTCTGGTTGGATGCTGTATATAGCAGTACTTCTTCATGAAGTAAGCTGGGTCTTTAGCACATTTTATATACTCCTGTGTAACTATTTGTTTTATATCTTGTTGTGGCATATTATATACTTATATATAATAAATATGTAGGCATAAAAAAACCCGCCTTTTGGAGGTGGGCTTGTACTTTCTTTACTATTATTATTCGTTTGAAGAAAAAGTTGATAAATCTGGTTTTAGTTTAATTCCTTTTTCTATATGCCCGAAGTCTTTTAAGTAAAATCCTTTTTTATCTACTTCTCCTAGGTGATCGATAACATCTTTTGCTATCTGCCTATCTGTTGGTCTTTCTAAATATCCACTAAATACATCCCAATCTTCTCCGTGAAAATCATTTACTAAATACCATGGCATATCCTCTCCCTCTTCTCCTGACTCTATATCATAGGTTGCTCCGTCTTCTACCGGTTCATATACTAGTAGTATTCTATTTTCATTATCTTCATATATAGTTTCCTGCTCTTCTCCGTATTCTTCCTCGTCTTCTTTCAACAATCTAGAATTAGTAGTTAATTTATTTTCTACTAAGAATTTTTTTAAATTAAAGTTTTCCATTACTTATCTTCTTTCTTTTCTTTTTTTGCTGCGAATTTCTTTTCGAATTCTTTTCTTAGTTTCTCTTCTCCTTTTCTTAATGCTAAAATATCTTTACGCATTTGTTTAACAGCTTTTTGGTCAATATGCTCAGCATTTTCTCCTTCTTCTAAAGATGATACTTTAGCTTCTAAAGCCTCAGCTACTTCTTTCATTCTTTCCATTTTATATTTATGAGCTGCTTCGTTTGTACCGTACTCGATGTTTGACATTAACTCATCAATATTTTTGTATTTTGGAAGTGGATTTTCTTGAACCATTTCGTCTTCTGCCATTGGAGCTTCTTCTGCTACAGCTTGAGGAACTATTCCTAAAGCATTCTGAACCATTTCAACTAAACGTCTTTCTTTAGTAGTTAGTGTGTTTTCATTTACTCCTTCTTCAGCTTTTTCGGTATAAGCCATATCCCCGCTAGATGCTTGTTTTTTTGCTTCTAGGTAAAGCTGCCTGTCGTGTATTAATTCTCCTGTTAGTCCATAATTCTCATCTTCCAAGCTCATTAACTCTTCATCTGATAATGGAGTACCGTCCTCATACTCGGCATAAGTAATATATGCATCTACAAAGTCTGGAAAGTCATCTCTTTCTATTCCGTCAATCTCGATTGATTGCATGTTTACTGGTTTTCCGTTTAAAGAAACTTCTTCTTTTAAAAGCTTTGCGTTTTTTGTAAGTTTATTCTCTGTTAAGAATTGTCTTAAATTAAAATTATCTGCCATTGTGTTTTATGTTTTTGTTTATAAATAGTTTAAGTTTTAGTTACCGCTTCCGTATATCTGTGTATATATGTTATCTAATGCATCGAACATACCTTTTGATACCAGCTTACTCATTCCTACTTTATTTTGTTCTATTGTTGGAAATTCTACCGATACTATATCTTCCCCTGTACTTCTTCTAATGAAGCTTGGGGATATATTAAGGTACTTAGATTTTATATCAGCTACTATTAGTGGATTACCTTCATTGTCTACCAAGTTCCACCCTGATTTACTTCCAGCTCCTTTTGTAGGAATTATTCTACCTTGTTTAAAGGTGTTCATAATTTCACTATAATCGTACTTTAGTGTATGTATTGTAATTCTCTGTAATAACCCTGTCTTTTTATCTACTGTTTTTTCTACCCAAACAAAGAATTCATTATTACCTGGTCCTGCTAGTTTTTTAGCAACAGCATCTATTCTTGCAATTATGTCTGGGTAGTATTTTTTTGCATTCTCTAAAGTACTTAATTCTCCTACAGTTACTGTACTTAGTTCTGGATGGGCTTTAAAGTGGTTGGCAAGTTCTACTGCTCTACTGTCCATTACCTCTTTCTCTGATCCTAATCCTATTTTAGTATCTCCTGAGGTTGTTTTTAGGCTTATATTATATCCGTTGACGATGAGGTCTGTTAATCCTTGTGCTCCTCCTGTATGTTGAGTTTCAATTCCTTGTTCAGCTAATAACTTAGTTAATAATACTTCCGAGATTGTTCCTAATGAGTTTGGATCAAATAACATAAATACTTTTAAGTATTTTGCATAATCTTCTTTTATTGAATTAAACACTTCTCTTAAGTAGGTTACTTCTACATCTGTTGCATTACTCTTATTCCCTTTATCTGTAACTTTTTCTTTCTTTTCTTCTGTAACAATTCCATACTCAGAATAAATCTCTTTCAATATTTTCATATCGTCAGGATTATTCATATCTGGGTATCCTTTCTTACAGCGATACGCCCATTCTGTTAGTACTTTATCTACTATGTTCATATAACTTATTTTATAATGCTTCTGGTGTTTCTTCTTCTGCTTCTCCTCCAAATTCGTCAGCTCCTGGTTCAGCCGGTGCTTCTTCAGCTCCTCCTGCTTCACCTCCTGGGAAGTTTCCACTACCTCCGCTTCCAGTTAGTGGTTCTGTTGCAAAGTCTTCTCCTCCTGGTTCCTCTCCTTGAGTGATAGGCCCATCTTTAAGTATTCTATTAAGACTATCAAGTGCTTGTTGGTAATCTGATACATTGTTTAGGAAGTACCTTTTACCCTCTACAGTAGCTTCAAATCCCTTTCCTGTCCATTTTAAATCAAAGGATTGTCCATTTTTAAGAACAATCATAAAAGTGGATGGTTTAGGAACTGTCCATTTTACATCTTCTACGAATTCATTAAACTCATGTGTGAATAGGGATACTAGTGCTTTCTTTACTGTTGGAAATTTTCCTAATATTTCTTGAGTAGATGTCTTCAAAGCAGGTACTTCTGCTTCTCTTAATACTTCTACGTATGCTTCTATTATTAGGTTCTTTAAGTCTGATTTTTTCATTAGTCTCTGTATTTGCAGTTGCTTTTTCCTGTATTATAAGGGGTAGGGTGTGCTGTTCCTTTTACATGAGTATGTCCACATTTATGACAGCATGTACCTTTCTTTTCATTTAAAGCCATTGTAGTAACAACCGTATTGTCTATTTGATTTGTTTTTTCTTCTCCGTCTAAATACCCATAAGCACTTTGTAAATAATCATATGCTTTAATTATTTTTGCTTGCCACCAATGAGGAAAATCTACTTCTCCTGGTATTTGATCGTATTGGTGTAATTGCTTGTA